CGACGCCTCCATTGGGTATGGCTTTGCTTTGCATGTGATTACCAGAGACTTCCGAGGCTTTGAAACATTGCTTAGCTCTAGGTTAGGGCACGAGACAGGCAACTCTCATCTGCCTCCATTTATCTATACAGCGCAAGATGAAGATCCAGGTGAACCGCTTTCAGCCGTGATCTTTAGAGCCAGGAATATCATTTGTACGGGAGGATTCTTCGGTCCATCTGGAGCTTTTGAGCCTCTGGCCCCTAAGGACACAAATGGCGATGAAGCACAAGAATTTATCTTGGATGAGAATTCAGAATTTCGAGGGATGTTGCTTCAGCTGCGGAAGGAGACCGCTGGCAATCAGAACGTAATAGCCCGCTTCGATAGGGTAGCGACTCAAGGTGGGCCAGGGGCACAAGTATCTCAAGAAATGATTTTTGCTGTCAACTTTACAGGCTTTGATATCATCTGTTTCCACGCCGACGAACTGATCGCTCAGCCGGTCTATCCAGCAGGAACATACTTCCTTCGGATTTATGAGCAGGCAAGTTCCGATGTCAGTTTGTTCAAAACGGCGCTTGGAGCTCCAGTCTATCCTAGGGGTGCCCGATGGGAATTTGATGGAGATGCTTGGTCGGATATTCCAGGTGTAGATATTTGGTTTGCTTGGCTTTCTGAGACGGTGGACAATCAGTCCGAGGTATTGTCGGCTTCCCAACGGAGCGGAGAGGTAGTGGATATAGATACCATTTTGTTGGACTTTGATGACACGAAGCCACGTACACCCATCATCGACTTTCGACCTTCGGAAACGGCCTACTACTACAACACTTCGTTCACCAGAGCTGCGGAGTCTTTTACGTTCCGATATTTGGACAGGAATTCAGGCGCGTCCACCATTACGATAGATGTGGCCGAGCGGTCGGTGATTGACAATCGTTATGGTGACGAGATCCGCCAGACCATCGATGCCGATACGAACGAATGGTTGCGGATTTTACCGTTTGGAAACACGGTTACAATCACGGCGGTGGATGGGGCGGTGGATGAGGATCATAGCATGGCTTGGAGAGATCGTTGGCAGTCATAGATCAAGTGGCGGTATATGTGCGCCAGCCTATTCCCCCTTACTATCGAATAGCTGGGCCAATCAAACATGAGAGTTTAGAGCGTTCATATATCCTGTCGGAGAGGGAAGATGCCCGAATTGCTGTGGCGGTTGATGATGTTGATATCGATTGGACACGCCCTGGAATGTGTTGGAGTATCGAATCTCCTAATGAAGCGATCTGGGCGGGCTTTGTTCGTCCTCAAGAAATCGATCTAGAAGCTTCAGCTATCACTCTTGATCTAGTGGCGGCATTGGAGGGGTTGCTCAATGTGGAAATGGCCATTCGTGATCCTGTTAGGCAAAGCGTAGCTGAGGCTGTCAGACAATCTCTCACAGAGGCGCAAGCGGCTTCGGCTGTTGGCGTGTTTGCCGGAGACATTCAATCTGAAGCGAAGACAATAGATACGGAAATTCGAGGGGAGACGGTAGCTGAATTTATCGAATCAGTTCGTGCGGATACTGGCTTGGACTGGCGTATTAGAACTGAGCCGATACAGGGAAACGGTATAGAATTTCTTCTCGACTTTGGTAATCTTCAGAAGAAGACTGATATTGTTATCGAAAGGAATGATCTTGTTGCAGGTAAGATCATCCGAGGGCCAGCCGTTTCTTCTATTACGGTGATGGGCTCGGCGGTAACGTTTAGTGAACGTCCAGCGGCTACAGCAGCGGCCACGACACGACGACTTTCGGGTCAGAGTGGAAGAGAAATTACTACTGAAGGAGCGGTACGAGAATTTGTAGAAGGTCGTGATCTTGGCCCAGCTTCTGCTAGGCATCAAACCGTGATTGTGGAACGTGTTCGAGCGAGTATTGGTCAAGTAGCTGACAGCAGAATCATAGATACGTTACGCTCAACAGACGAACTCTACGTTACACTCGATATGTCCAACGAAGCTTTGAGAGCCTTGAGAATAGGCGATGTCTGCCGAATCAACATACCACTATGGGTTACAGATTTAGCCGTTGTAGGGGATGCTCAGGTACGGGAGATCGTGCCTTCTGAGGAAACCGGAGAGAGGGACATTGTGCTGTGGCCGCTGGCTTTCAAGCTGGCCGATACTACGGCGGCTATTGAGGCGGCAAATTGAGATGATAAAAATAGATCGCCGTGGAATAGACACAGCACTGTTTGCTGAGAGACGTCTTGAAACGATAGCTCGAAGAAGAGAGCTACGACGGGTTCAGACTAGAATCAAACGGGATATCAGTGAACTTCAACGGCGTGGCGGTTCTCTCCCAGTATTTTCTCCCCTAAAACATTTTCATGAGGTTACGGATCTTGAGATCGGGGGAGTTTCATTCTATTTTGATATGCTCATCGACCCGAGTTGGGTAGGGCCGCAAGGGCAAGTCGTCCAATCCTTCTCAGGTTTCACCTTCCGAGTCTTCAATGCTATCAAAGCGGCGGCTGATGCAGCCAATACGGACAGACAAGCTACAGGCCAGAGCACTTCTTTCTTCATTTGTTCAATAGAAAACACTCAATATTCGTATCAGGAAGACACAACGATAGATTGGGATCCGCCTAACGCTGGTTCTTATCATGTTTATGGAACCGGCTCTGACGCGACATCTATTGAAGGAACGATGATTTCAGGGGACTTGTTCAATATTCCAACGCTAGTCAATGATAGTATCGTAGAATTTCATCACTTGGAACTGAAGACAGACGAATCGATCGATCTTATTCAAGGGGGGGGATCGACGGGAATTACCTTGGACAATTGCTGGCTTCGTCCGAATGATAGCGGGGCGAAGGCTATCGATACTGGAAATGCTGGTGTTGGTTGGAACATCGCCAACACGAATATTGAGGGGTCAGGTGTCGGTATAGGGCGTACTGGAGCTGGTTTGATGAGTGTTCGTCTGACAACTTGTTATGTAGCTGTGACGACAGGAATCCAGCTTATCAATGATGCTCAGGTCTACTGTACGAATGTTCGTTTCAATTGTACGGATGAAGACGTAGAAATCGGGGCTACAACAGGTGCTCTGGCCTTCTCTGCTGGCGGCTGCGAGTTCAACGAGGGTATCTATTTCACATCCGGTGCTTCCGTCTCTTGGTTCGATAACTTTGTTGTGGGGACTTGTGTCTTTAACCTTGGTTCGGGGGAGACCGGCATTGACTATTCTGGGGCTACGGGAGCGGGTGCCCTGCTTAATGCTGCGGCCCATAGCATCACTAGCAACACGTTCAGAGGCTCTGGGACAGCTAAGGGTATTGTGGGCGGCTCAGCATTAGCTGACGGCCCACATCATGTGGCAGTTGGATTTAATTCGTTTGAAGGCTTTACAGCAGGTAACGAGATCATCGATATGGATCTCACAGGTGACAATGAGGTCGCTCATAACGTTACTGATTCCGGCGCTGTTCTGATGACTGTTGGAGCAGGTCATCAAGCCGATAGCATTTCAGTATGGGTCGCTGATGATGCACAGAATCCTTCTATTGGAGTTATCCCTGCTAACAGCTTTGTCGTGGCGGTTCATCTGCATGTGACGGAAGCGTTCGATTCAGACGGTACGGATGAAATTGAGGTTGGCTATGGCGCCGACAACAATGCGTATGCCACGCTGACAGACGTTTCTACTACAGGTGTTAAGGCAGTAACGCTTGGAGTTGATGAAGGGTATAGTGGAACAGAACGAGCAGCGGAAGCGTATTATGTCAATGGCGGTTCCGAACCTACTGTGGGCAAGGCGCTTGTGGTGATTGAGTTCTTCCGCGTACTGGCGGAGGTCGCATAAATAGAACAGGAGTGGACATGGAAGGTTCGGAGGCTTTAGTTGCGACTATGGGTAGCATCATTGGCGCACTGGCAGCGTTGGTGGGCGTCATGTGGAAGGGACGCAACAACAAGCCACACGATAACCCTGGGAGCAGTGCGCATTTCGCAACGATAGAGGCGCTGGCCGAGCAGACGGTAAAGGGTATTGATGGTATGCGCACCGAGCTCGCAGCGATTCAACTCACACTCAAAGGCATGGAGACAGTTGTGGGCGGCTGTGCGACTGCTCAGCGATATAGAGGGAAAAGCGAATAGGAAAGGAATGTGGCTACGTCAATAGCCATTGCGATTGAAACGCATCAACGACTAGGGGGTTGTAAACGTTGTGGGGGGGATCTATTACCCTTTAATGGGGGCCGTGAATGTTTACAGTGTGGCTGGGAACCTGGCATGCAGATTCGCTATATGCCACCTGAGCTTCCTCCTAAGAGGAAGCGGGGAAGGCCGCGTGGCCAAAGCCAGCGGTGAGGGGGAACGAGGGCGCTCAGCACGCTCTGAAACGCCCTCGTTGGTGAATTCCTACTTGATGTCGGCTAGCTATTCTTTGCAAGCGTCATACATCGGCCCTTCTTCTTTCTCTCCTTTGTCTTTGCTGAACCAGTCCTTGATCGGAGGTATTCCTATTAGGTGCCAAGCTCCGGTGAAGGCCAGCATATATAGAATTATGTGCTGCCAGATGTTGTGATCCATGATTTCCTTTCTGTCGATAATGGATGATTTTTATTTCGATTTCGGGTAGTTAGTGCTCTGTCGGCACTAGGATCAGTTCAGCGCGGCGAAACCACATGAGTCCGCCGAATCGGTGTTGCAGACAGACAGGATCTCGGCGTTTCTTGTCTATAACTACTACCTCAAATGGGAGCTTATTGCTGCCGCCCTTCGCTGTGATAAGCACATTGTCGCCAACCTTCGGGTATGTTCTCATGCTCCCGCCTCTGGCATCAGGGCACGGGCCTTGGTGAGAGCTGCTTGGGCGTTATACAGAGCCTTCGCGTGTTCATCCCGCACGCGCTGGGTTAGTGTGATCTTGGTGTCCTCAACGTAGGGTATGGCCCAAGTCAGCGCCGCTACCAGCTCTGCGTGGGACTCGGCTAGGGCGTTGTAGGCAGCGAGCTTTCGCTCAACTTCGGCCTCTAGCCTGTCAAGCAGGGCAGTCATCTCCTTGTTTAGTTGCTCAAACTCTGCGGTCATCACTCCTCCTTTGCTGCAATCTGGGTTAGGACTGCGTAGGCCTTATGTGCTCCGATACCGTGAAGGGGGCAATCGTCGCTTGTTAGCTTGCCGTCATGCCCGCATATACAGAAACCATGTTGGTTGACTGCGGCTGACAGCGTTTCCAGCGCCTCTACCAGCGCGTCGAAGTGTTTGGCGCGGCGCTCGGTCTCCTGAAACCAAGCCATAAAGCCCTCGACGCCCATAGTCTGTGTCTCCATGTCTAGGACTCCTCTCTAGGTGGCTCTGTGGCCATAGTGCCTGCAAATGTGTGGCCCCTTGTGATCCTTTTTGCGCCCACAATAGCTACCGCAGTAGGGACAATCAGCTTCACAAGCGGAGGGGGGGCGTGGGTCAGCCATTTCTACAGCCCACCACGCCACCATTGAAGGCCCAGCCAACAACAGCACAATCCGCCCATGATAGCTATGCCCCAGAGTCCGGCGTCCATTATCCAATCTCCTTTCCGCAAATGTCACAACGCGCAGCGTAAACTACGGCCAATCCTTCACGTGTGACCTTGCTGCTCTTGACTCGCTTGGTGCTCCAGTTATGTTCACAAGCACGCGGCCTGTCCAGTCTGGTAGCTGCGCGGGTACGGGCGCTTGGCTTTTCTATTGCAGTCCAGGGAGCCACCTTGACTCGTCGCTTCCGGGCCTCTTTCCGCAGAGCGCTCCGTTCTAGACCCGCCCACCTTACCAATAGCTCGATGAGCAATGCTACGAACTCCGGGCTGTGGAATGCTCCGGCGGGATTGAGGCTGTGCGTTATTTCATGCAGTACGAACAGCTTCTTTCTCGACCAGATTGGTAGGCTTATTTGACTCGAAGAACCATAGGCTGATCTTGTCCCACGGCCATCGGCTATCCTAGGAGGTCGTTGTCTTGGACGGTACGCAGCCCAAACATCCATGACAAGATTACGGCACTCGTCCAGGCTGAGAGTTTCGGCTGTTTCGAACACTCGTTCCCAGGCGTATACCTTGCTGCGTTGACTGTCTCGTACTGTCATTTTAGTACCATCCTTCTAGTTTGTTGTGCTCCCGTTGCACATAGTCTTTCATCCAACCGTCAACGATTCCACCTGTCCGGCGGTGACGGCGATACAGCGCCAGCAGCTCTTTCATCTCGGGCCAGTTGTCCGAACAAATCGTCGGCCAGATGTCCACATAGATGAGATCGAAGTGACGGCCCTGGATTGGCGGCTGTTTGCCATCAGCCAAAATGATCCGGAGCTTCTTGTGATGGACATGAGGAGCTACCAACTCGATAACAGCCGGTTCTATCTCTAGTACCGTGACGCTCCTTACTTCCTTCTTATGGCACATAGCCAAGCTAAGCATGCCAAGGCCGAGACCGACCACGAGAACGTCACCAGCGGCTTTCTGGAGTGCATCGTAATTACTGTTATGCTCCATCGGCGTGTCGCTCATCCAGACCTCGTCCCAAGATGGGTCGGCACCGACATCCCGAACTTGTCTCATGATGCAATATGTTCCAGGCGGGACATATGTCAGCTCGTTGGCCATCAGATCCCGAACAGTGTCTTTTTCCTTGGTGCGGTGTGTGATATAGAAGGAACCAGAGCCGCCACGTTTCGTCTCCGGTATGACTTTGGTCATGTCAGGGAATAAGCATGTCATAATTCCTCGTTCCTTTCCAGTTCCTTCTCGTATCTGTCCATGGAGGTCTCCATGTCGGCGTCTCTCATCACTTGACGGGCCACCAGTACGATACAGTCGTCTTGATGCAGAATTTGATATGGCTGATCAGCGACGATCACACAAAACGGACAGCCCCACGGCCCGCCAATATTAGGCTCCGGCTCGATGAATTTCCCTAGTGGGCAGGCGCTGTCATCCACGGCTTCCAAGATTTTGCAGAGCTGTTCGTTGGTACGCTCCGCCTCTTGGACTTCACCGTCCTCTGATGGCCGTACGAATGGGTATAGGTCTTTCATCAGTACGCCTCCACATAATCATGCAAGAGCTGCAGAACCTCGTCGTAGGAGCCGCACTTCATGGCTCGTTCCGACCACTCCTTGGCACGGTCACGCTGGCCGTCCCGCTTCAGAGCCTTGCTGACTTGACCGATGATGGCAAACACGTTGCCATCGGTTCCGACCAGTTCACATTCAGGTTTCCTTATGCCTGTCATTTCTTTCTCCTTCTATCCGGCTTGCAGGAATTTCCCGCAAACGCCGCATTTGAAGCCGTGACCCAACGCGCCCTTACTTTTGTATGGTGTGGCGTTGGCCCAACAGTCATGTCTTCTACCGTTCTTGGAAGCTGTCATTTTCGTTCTCCTTTCGCTACTTTGGCTGCCTGCCTCCGGCACCCATCGGGCATAACGAATATGTGAAGATAACGACTGGATTTAGCTGTGGTTCCTCGAGGCAACTTCACTTTCATCTGCGCCTGATGAAAATCGCTATGCCCGATGGAGGCCGGAAACCTCCATCAGCGGTTTTGTCAGAGCCCACTACAGCCCCTCCGCCATGTCATAAGCATCTCCTTTCCGGCCTTCATCGGGATTGACGGTGGCTAGGAAGGGTAGGACAGAAAGGAACGGGCGAAAGCCCCTCGCTGAAGCACCACCACCGTCAACCCGATGAAGGCCGGAGCCTTCATCTTGGACAGCGAATTATTCGTCTTCCTTGTCGCCACACTCTGTACAGGAGACCGAACCTGTTTTCAGGTTGACTTCTTTACCGGCTTCAGCGTTGCAGTGGTAGCATTTCTTGCCGTGCTTTTCAAAGTCGTGTAGTGCGATTCCTACTCGAAGCATCGGCGCATAGACATCGCCACGCCAGCTATTGGAGCCGAATGAGATATCACCTTCGGCCAGCTTGTCTCTATTGAAGACCGCGACGGCGGTTTCTGAGCAGTCCACTTTGTAGAACACGACGCCAAGCATTGGCCCTTCCTTGGGGTCGGTGAACTTGATGACGTTGAAGGGAGCGCCACCGACACCATTGCGGTGATATTCCACTTCCTCGACTTCAATGTACTCGGCCCCTCTACCGTTTCTCTTGTACGGGTTTTCTACTCTCATTTTTCCTTGCCCCTTCCTTACTTGGGATACCTCATCAGGCTATGGGCTCCCACCCCACGGCGACCGGCCCGAAGGCCGGTTTCGGTTAAAAGATCTCTACTCTTCAAGCTCAAGAGAAGTTGGCGTCTTGACAGGGCAATTGACAAACTCCCCAAACTGACGCCGCTCTAGTCGGCAACGACGACAGAGATAGCCTTCACAAGCTGTGCATTGCTTAGAAGGAGTTGGATAAACTGCTCTCCCCCCGCAGTGACGACAATATGTCAATTCCATTTCTGCTCTCCTTCTCTCTCGACCTACCTCATCAGCGCCAGACGGTCAGTTCTGACGGACGCCCTTGTGGGCGTTTCGGCTACGATAGAATCTTCACCATGTAAGCAAAGGCTTTCTCGTAGGTCTGTACGCCATATCGCTCCGGGTCTGCAACTGTGCGACGAGCGTAGTATGCTGCGGCTTTCTGGATCTGTCCCTTAGTCATTACTCTTCTCCTTCGATATATGACCTGCCTCATCAGGCTACCGGCGGTCAGTCCGGCAACTACGCAAAAGCGTTTCGGCTAGTTGAACCGAGGCGAGGGGTTATCGGGCTGGCGATCTTCGCCAGGTTTCGTTCCTCGTTCCGGTGGAGTGCCTTGCAGCGGGGGCTCCCATTTGTTGTGGCTTCCGGCTGGTCTACCGCTTGGCTTGCTTGATTGGCTTTGGCCCTTTCCCTTCCCTGTTCCCACTTACAATGTAAGTATACAGCGTCCCAACAAGGAAAACAAGGGTTTTTAGGGTACTCCGAAAAGTATTTTCTATTTACAAGTAGATTGTTTGTTAATCTAAAGGGGAGAGAAGTTCCCAGAATACGTTTTCTGAGGCTTCAGGATATGGCCCAGCTAAAATTAGACGTAACCATTCAGAACTAAAAATGTTCTCGAAAGTCTCTACAAGTTTGTCGGGGATACGCTGTTCCTTTTTATTAACGCGATTGAACATGGCTCTTTTCATATGTTGGCCGTATGCTCGAACTGTTTTCCATCGCTTATGCAATTCTCTATTGAGCTCATCATATTTCCATTCGTTCTCTCCGTGATATATTTTGCGTCTAAGAGCCCCATGTGATTGATTAGGTGTGCTGAGAAGTACAACACCTTTTGGATGCATACGATTTACGAGATTATCCAAAAGAATTAAGCCTGCCTGATGAGAAATGTGTTCTAGAGATTCGAAGAATAGCACCAGGTCCAACAGTTTAGACGTTGGAAGCTGAGGATTGTCGGCGAGATTTTGTTGGATAAATTGGAATCCTATTCGTTCAGCCATCATCGAACTAATAGGTATTTCTTTAGAAAGGTCGTCAACATCTACAGCAATATAGCTGGCAAGTATGTCATCTTTTTTGGCGTAATATCCCTTTATCAAAACTTGAAGAGAGGTAGCGAATCCACAACCAATATCCATTACATGGATAGGTCTCGAACGTTCTCGCGCCATATTCATCATTTTATGAGCGGCTACTTGAAAACGTAACATATGAACCAGATCTTCCGGCCACCATTTGTATTGACTGAGATGATCCAATAATGGTCTGCGATCATTAAAGATTGTTCTCATAGGAGGTCTCCTAGCAGTTTGACAAACTGTTCAACGTAGATGTCTATCTCATCTTCCTCTTCAAAGGTGAAGGTCGGAAGAAAGATGATTTCCCGCTCCAGTTGGTCGGCGTTGAGTAAGCTGGTGGCGTTGGCTCCTCCCAAGAACAGCATCCGGTAGAAAGCGCGGGTGTTGCTGGCTGGCATCTCCAGTCCTCGCTTCTCGAGCTTTTGTTTCATGTCCGTGGATCCCGGGATGCGAACGGCGTATTCATACCATGCGCCTCTGTCGATTTTTGGATGAGGAAGCGCCAGCGGTTGGACATCTTCCAATTTGGTGGTGAGATATCGAAGCTTACGCTGGCGCAGTCGGATGAATTCTGGCAGCCGTTGTAGATGATATGAAGCCAACGCGGAACTCAACGGACTGATCCGCAACTTGAGGCCCAGTCCAGTCAACGATAGTTCCGGTTCTGGCTTTACATCCTCACCGGCCAGCCGTCGGACGTTGACCAGCTCTGCGGCCCGTCTGAAAATTTCAGGGTCGTCGGTGGAAAGCAAGCCGCCTTCTCCACCTGACATCATCTTGAGAGTCTGGAGGCTGAAGGCCGCGACATCCCCAAACGTCCCGACATGTCTACCATCGATAGTGGCACCATGAGCGTGAGCACAATCCTCTATCACCTTGAGGCTGTGACGCTGGGCGATATCCATGATGGCGTCCATGTCGGCGGGATGTCCACCGACATGTGTCACCGTGATGGCGATGGTGCGGGGTGTAATCTGTTCCTCTATTTTGTCCGGATCGATGTTCCCGGACTTCAGCTGGACATCACAGAATTTGGGCCGGAGACCTGCGTACCATGCAGCCGTAGCGGTCGCCCAGAAACCGTATCCACCCATGATTACTTCTGATCCCTCTGCGCCCGCACGTGGGGGAAGCGCCGGATAGTTCTGAATACCGTGATATGCAGCCCAAAGAGCAACTGAACCGGAGCAAACTCCTATGACATATTTGGCTGGTTGGAAGAAGGCAAAGTCCTCCTCTAGATCCCGTGTTATGGAATCCTCCCCGTAATTCAGTGAGGATTCTTCTAGGGCGTCGAGGATAAACTCCCCGAGCTCATCTGTGATACGTGGCCATTTGTTCAACATAAGCCAACCGGCCCTCCCACTTCCATAGATTTGTAGATGCCCTGAATGACAGCCACCACCTGACGCCCTTCCTCAGCGGTGACCGCCGGAGGCCTTCCTTCCTTGATAGCCTCTAAGAAGTCAGCGATCTGACAGGTGTGTGGGCGTCGGTATTTCAGCTGATGATATGTCGATCGCGGCAAAGTCCAGACATGATTGTATCCTGTTAAGTGATCCATGGTGTCGATACTGACAGTATGTCCGTTCTCTCCGGTGACAGAGACGCTATTCAAACGCAGCGGCGGGTCGTGACTGATGGACGTTCGGAGCGTGGCCAAGGGTCCGTTCTCAAATCGTATTACAGCGACCACGTTGTCTTCCATCTCAGCGATCCTCTGATGAGTGAGGTTGTGCGTATATCCGAAGACTTCCACTGGCTTGCCCATGAACCAGAGGAGAAGATCGATGACATGAGGAGCCTGCTGCATCAATACGCCTCCGCCGGATCCTTCCCAGGTTTGTCTCCACTCAGCTCTGTCGAAATCCTCCTCTGTCCTACGGTCTTCAACAACGGCGCTTCCCAGGATGATTCTGTTTCCCAATGCCCCGCCATCGATGGCTTCTTTAATGGCGAGTGTGGCGGGCAACCAGCGTCGCTGAGACACAACGGACAGAACCGTATCGGCTGCTTTAGCCATTGCTATCATCTTATCAGCGTCTTCTGTGGTGGTGGCCAGCGGCTTTTCGACAAGTACATGAAGACCACAACTGGCGGCAGCAATGGCAAATCGAGCGTGAGTGGGCGGCGGCGTACAGATAAAAATGGTGTTGATGTGTTGATGAGCTGCTTCCAGCAATAACGATTCGGCCGATCCATCCAAACCTGAAGTATTTAGAGCAACAGGGAGGCCCAGCTCCTTCAAAGCTTCCGCGTGTTGTCGGGCGGCTGCCCCTGTTCCGATAATCCCAATCCTCATGGTTGTCTCTCTAACCATTCCCGCCACCAGATATTGCTGAAGGCGTTGGGCCGGATGCCTAGGACATGAGCTAGGGCGGCTGTGCCGCTGATATGTCGGAGCCGTCGGACGATCAGAGCGCTGAGCAAACTGGAACGGTTGCGGCCTGCCTCACAGTAGATCAGGACGCTGCCTCCGTTGTAGACGAGTCTGTTGGTGACGCGGGTGGCTATCTCCTCCAATTGATTTGCGATGTAGCTTCGGAATATTCCGTCGGGCATCGGAGCATAGATATAGGTCAACAGAGGAAGAGTAGCTTCTCCCCATCCTTCGAAGAATGGATCCGATGGGGATACCAATCCGACCACGGTATGGATTTTCAGCTCCTCGCAAAGTAATGTCTTCGCCTCATCGGAATGGTGATGAAGCTTACCACGCTGATATAGTACGTTGGGCAAGATCTCGTACAGTTTGATCCGTATCGCCTTCCCGTCGGACGGGCTGTGAGAGGTCTTCGGTCGCCAGATAGTCATAACGGATATCGCTCCAGACATATCCGTGCGATGTCAGCACGGTTCCTAATTCATCCCGCGTGGTGCGCCAGCCTGACACTTCTCCTCTACATACAGCGGGCATCAATTTCTGTCGAGCCGCCCACATAGCCTCGCCGAGATCGACGTGTTTCCTGATCTTGTCATGATACATCAGCTCTGAATCGTTGGAGCGGCCAGGGTATTGTTTGCCTCCTTTGTACGACTGTTTGAAGTCACAGCAGAATACTTCGAACCGGAACAGGTCTAAGTCCAAATCGTAATTTTCGGCTAGCCGCGCCAACGATTTCTGTACAACGAGATTGGTGAATTCTATCATATGCGGTGAATTGTCATAGGCATCCAGATTGAGATTGGGCCATAAGTCCGTCAGTGTGACTCGTGGGCTCCAGCCTCCTTTGGGAAGGATGTCAGGCAGCGTGATAGGCGCGTCACAGTAACGTTCATAACACTGGAGGAGTTTCCGGATAGCGTACCGGCCAGCGCCATAGACGACGCTGTCTACGGTTGCCCAGACGGGCAAGAACGCCCGTTTGGGATCGGGAGGAAGTACGTCCATGACCCGTCCATAGCTGTATACCCATTCACGATACGACATGAAATACTTGGCTAATTTTACGGGTGTCCTCACGGCCCGACGCTCCCGACGAAACTGAAGCTTCGACCAGTTCTCCTTAATCCATCCTGGGAATTCCTCACTATGCTCGTGGAATCGTTTCCAAGGCCATTCCCGCCAGATGAACTCAGCGGTCGGGACATTGTAGACAGCGACATAGCAGCCGATCCGCCAGATTTTCTCGTCCAGCGGAACGTCCTTGATCATTTCCCCGACACAACGCATATGAGGATCCGGCCCGCCAGCAGCTAAATCGGAACGGATGTGCTCGGCAAAGGCGTCCCAGAGTTGATTGTTATCCATCTAGCCCCTCCACAACCTCAATGAGCTGATCAAACGCCTGTTCATAGTTTAGAATCTGGAAGCGCAGGTCTCCGGCCTCGGCTTTGCGAAGTTCTCCGATACGTTTGATTTCTTGAGCATGTTTCCCTTCCATATCACTGCTGCCAGGGTATCCCTTGGGCGTGCGCCCGCCGCTGCGTTTGAGGACGCGCTGATAACAGACTTCCAGCGGCGTGTCTAGGAACAGGAAGGTCATTGGGAAATCCGTGGCCAGCCGAACCCAACGGCTCCAGATGCTGGTGACAATGAGACCTTCGAACATGACGTGATGGCCAGCCACAGCCCACTTGCGTACTTGAGCATCGACAGCGTCCATGGTATTGCCCTTGCCACCATGCTCTAAAAATCGTTTGTGTAACCGGCCCGTAATGTTGTCTACGCCTCCCCCTTTAATAGCGTCGTCGTACCGGCCCAGCACCCAGAGATTGTTCGGTAGCCTGTAACCCATAATATGACCACCTTCATCAGTGATCTCCACCCCCTTATAGTGGTTGACCAATTGACGGCCTAGATGGGTCTTGCCGGAACCTGATGTTCCTCTGATGTTGAGAATCATCCGAGAAATTCCATACCGGCTTGGCTCCAAGCATTAAATCTGAGATTCCGATAAGGATGTGTTCTGTCCCGGTAGAACTGAAGGAAATCGCTAGCGAATTTCAAAAATGGAGGAGCTTCCATCATCGTACCGTCCAGGATGTGATAGATGATTTTTGCATAGGTGACATGGTCTGTTTTCAATTCGTTGTCGGGGAATAGGAACGGCGCGGGCAAATGAACAATGGGTTCGTCCATGGCAGCCAGCATATTCTCAGTGAGCGTGGCCGCTGGCCCGTCAAGATAGAGATGGAGGCTGTCGCTCCAATGGATCTGTGTTCCTAGACCGACGCCTAAGAGCATTGCAAGATACTGTTGGAAGACGGAAAATTCGGGGAGATTGACAGCGTGTAAGCCCCAATGAAGATCATTGCTGCGGTTGTGGACGGTCATGTGAAGTTTTTCGTCTCGGAGTTTGAACATGATCAAATCATTGCAGGGCGGGTCTTTCGTATCAGCTTCCAAATCTTCATCACGCCAGATGGATAAAACGGCTCGACGGTCAGTTGATTCATTTCTGAGTCGCGCTATTAGAGCCGGGACTTGCTGGACAATCCGAGCACCATAGCTGCCATAGAATGTGATTCCGTCATCGCTGAAGTCTTTGATCCGTTTGTTGTATGGTTCCAAGTGACGGACAAGATCTGAACCGGCTATTAGCGCCAACGCCTCACTGAGGGCCAGCCAAGGGTTGAGCTTCCGGCCAGGGATAATTTGGACGACGTTCAGCGGACAGATTTCGGTGACGACATGGAGCAGTTCGCGGGTAGGCCGTCCACGTACCTCCACCTCAGGCGCTTTCAGGAGGGCTTTGAGCTGTTGACGGTAGATGTCACTAGGGTGGCCGGTGAAGTGGATCATCGTACCGGCTCTAGGCGCTCCCAGGCCAACAGTATAAAATCTAGGAGATGTTCAGCGTGTCTCTTTTGCATCTTGGTTTCGTCCGGTTGTTCAAATTCTTGGCCTACAGTCTTGACAACAATATCATGAGTATTCTGGATTTTGAACAGGAGGACTAAACAGTTGAAAACGGCGTCAACGATCTCTTCCTCAATATTGTTCACGGTGTTAGCGATCATACAGGCGTTAGTCGGTAGGCCGTCTACGAATTGATCTGGCAGAGTATATTCTACAGCGTGTTCGTCATACCGTTGACGAAGCAACGCTTCCTGTGCGGGAGTAATTAAATTTCCTCCCAATGGTATCAGCGTGTCCATTTCAGGCCAAGTTTTGCACATGCGGCTTGTACCTCCTTCTGCGTCCTTCTCCCCGACTGAACTTGATGTACTTGGCATATTCACAGCAACAATGCTCTATGTCACCAAGCACTAGCGGTTGGATCCGTTCCGGTTGATTAGCATGTAACGCTTCACAGAATCTGTACATTGAAGCATAGCTTGAAGGCGCTGTTTTGCCCCAATCATCAAGTGAATTGAGCATGTGTATTCCCAGTTGTGCTCCGGGGCCGAGATAGGTGAAGTCATTCTCCTTAAAAGGCAGGGCTCCGATAAGCAGCAAATCTCGGAAGACTTGAAGGGCAATGAATGGCCCTATACCATGTGGCTGTTGTAACGTTTTCCAAACCTCCTCAAGAGCCGAACAATTTTGGATTTGTTTGTCGCCGTTACCATACCGAAACCAATCATAGAGTTCGTCAAGAACTTTGATCAATTGAGTTTTACGATCAGTCACATGTAGAGTTTGAAGAACGATGTAGGCTGGGCTGTGTGGCTTGGGTGCGTCCATGATTCTCTGAACCCATTTGTCACGGTTGCGGCCCCAGCCACCATAGCCAAACAAGCTCACTTCGTTGAACCATTTGATATTGTTCACCAACCGGTAGAGCATCGTTCGCCAGAGAACTTCTCGGAATCCCCAGCGTGGCTTCGGGCTCATTAAATTGACATACCAGCGTGTTCCAAAATCATCAGCCCGTCGGATATTGCAGAAGTGATAGTCTTGGAGGATAAGATCATTTGTCCAAGGCGGCGGGTTGCCCGATTCCTTTCGGATACGGATCAACTCACGTTCTTGAACAAATGACCAGAAGCCTTCAATAGAAGGTAGCATCCCTGTCCCCTTTCCTTTTGCCGGACTCTACTGCTATGTGTATCGGAGCAGGTAGAAGTCGAAGTATCCCTGATACAGCTTAGGAGCCTCCTTCTTCGTGAGTCCGAGTTTTCGTAATGCGCGATTGGCTAACGATGAAGCGGTCGCTTGTTTTGGATGCCGACCCTTCATTACTTCGCGCATCCGAATGTGGTGCGCTTTCACTTTGGACGAAGCACGGCGGGCTTCGCTCATGTGGCGACGCTGTTCCTCACTGAACGGTTTGAGCTTAGTTCCTTTTGGCATTCCCATATTGATTAGTATAACTTGTTTTTTAGTGTAAAGTAAAGTATAGTAAGGTTCCTAAAGCGAGGAGCCGCCCGCAGGGAAACGAGCGGCTCCGACAGGAAAGGGGAAACCGTCAATGACTTATCACTTTTGGAGAACCCGCCGGAATCCCAAGAGTGTCATCGAGGGCTGCTCCCTATTGACAGCTTAGCGTAGTAGGAGGGTATTTACAAATGGGTGATCCGCAAATGGTACGAGGAATTGTAGAACGGTTGAAGACTATCAGCGAGGAAGTGATCACGCTGGGAGCCGAGGAGGAAATGCTGTGGAAACAATTCTACGGTTTCATCGATGATGCTGTGGGTGCAGATCAACCCTATCGCTGGACACATCCAGATCTCAAAATGACTATTGGAAGGGTCATGGCTGAAAATAGTCCGCGCTTGGATGTGGGGCGATTGGAAGAGATTCTGACCGATGATGAGTGGCGGCTCTGTACGAAGCAAGTTCGGATTTTTGATGCCGACCGGCTGACCGCTGAAGTGGCCGCTGGCGGTATCAAGAAAGATGATGTTCAAGCGGCTACCTCGCAGAAGCCCCCAACATCACGAAAGCACTTTCGATCGGCCAGCAAGGATGAGCTGAAGAAGCTAGAACAAGACAAGTTATCGTGATCGTTCCCGCCTTTTCTTATCTCTACACCAATCGGAAATTTCCAGCGCGGGGTATACTGGCATGGGCCGCGCTAGACGGACAAAGGTCTTCTAGGTCGTGGACTGTCGGGCATCTAGCGCGGCTCTTCAACATCTCCTTAGTGAACGCCCGTATACTATTACGAAAGGGTGACGGTGTCTTCTGGCGGCTCACACGCCGGAACGTGATACCTTACAGCCGTAGTCGGCTGTGGGCGGTAGTGGCCAAACAGAGCAATGTTCCGGAGGAAGAATATGTCAACGTTCCTGAAACAGCTCTTCATTCCATCGCTTTGTCACGAGCATATCTAGCGCAACCGGCTCTGACAAGAGGGCCAAAGAAGCCGGTATCTGTGGCCGTGAGCGCTCAGCTTCTTGGATGTGGGCGTCGTGCTGTAACGACATATCGTAGCCGGTTAGCTGGTGTAGGCCGGTTAAAAATGGTTCCACAATTTGAGCGGTTGAGAGAGGAGACGATAGGACGCAAGACTCCAGCTTTTCAACCGGGAGAATTTTCAAGCAAGGGTTGGATCTACCGCCGCACCGCTGACATTGTACTGATCACCAACGGAGTCGGTGATATATTCACCTGGCCAGTCCATATCGTCAAAGGTAGGACATTGGCTCCACGAAAATATTTCACTGAAACCAAACATCTAGAACGTTGGGTAGCTCGTGGAAAGGCTCTAGCAAAGGACGCAGTCTTGCTTGTTTTCAAAGAATGGCTACCTGTAACGAACGTTTTGAGCGCGGTAAGGGGGGAACTTCTTACTAATACTAAAGCCCTATACCACGCTGGAAACGTTCGTTTTGAACCTAACCTTGTAGGAAGTCCTGGGATAGTGTATGGTAACAGCCATCAGGTAGAGGTAGGGTAGACGTTAGGGTAGGATTATGCTTGTTGACATCCACTCTGGACACGATCTCAAAGTCACTTTTGCCTATGATCCTCGCAAGGTGCAGTTGGTCAAGACTGTACCTGGAAAACGTTGGGTGCCCGCTCAGAAGCATTGGACAATTCCAGCAGCCGGCCTTCGCGCTTTGCAGCAAGAAGCGGCCAGGGCTGGTGTTGATGTGCGTGTCACCGGAGCGGTGACGGATGCCTTAGAATCCAGCGGACGGCGGCGTGAAGAGCTGAGGAAAGTCAAGCTGGATGTGACCTCGCTGGATCTCCCCACTGACACCGAACCCTACCCCTACCAGTACAGCGGTATCCGGTTCTTGAAAATGGCCCTTCATAATTTCAAGGGCGTGCTTTGTGCTGACGACATGGGCCTTGGAAAAACGTTCATGGCGTTGAGCATTGTGGTCATGCACGATGGTGTGAGGAACGTTCTGGTGCTGGCACCGGCCACCTTGAAATATACATGGGCTAGCGAGATAGAGCGTCATTATTCTCAGCTGACATACACGGTTATTGATGGCGGGCCGGACAAGCGTGTTGCTCAGTGGGAAGAGGACACGCGGATTAAGATCTGTAATTATGAACTGTTGTTGCGTGATGTCTATCCGAGGGTAACACAGTGGGATCTGGTCATTGGAGACGAGGTCACAAGGCTGAAGAATTACCGTCTAACGGGCTTGCGTACGGCTAAGGATGAGGACGGGAAGCTTGTCAGGGATGGGGAGGGGAACCTTGTCAAGGAAAAGTATATTACGATTGTTGGACGTGTAAAAGCTCTGAATCGGATCTATACGATTGGATTAAGTGGTGCTCCAGTGGAGAACAGGTTGGAGGAGCTTTGGAGCATCATGGATTTCTGTATTCCTGGCGTGCTGGGGAACGGCTGGGTGTTCTTCAAACAGCATGTTGTCACCGACAAATGGGGGGGCCTCCTTCGTTATCAGGGGATTGATCAGGTCAAGGAGCGGGTGGAGCCGTATTATATTCGCCGTCGGAAGAGGGAAGTCCTTACCGAGCTGCCCGACAAGGTGTACAGCGAGGTCAAGATCGAGCTGAGTGACGCCGAATGGAAGTTCTATGGGGCCATTCAGGGTCAAATTCGGGATGAGATTGAAGACAATCCGAAGCTGAATGTTGGTAGCATTCTCACCATGATGTTGCGGCTCAAGCAGGCGGTTGATGACCCACGTCTGTTGGACGAGAAGAAGGTGGCGAGTACGAAGGTGGCCACCATTAAGGAGATATTAGAGGGCGCGGCTGGCGAACATCGTGTGGTGTTCTTCACGCAGTTCAGCACATTGGCGGATTTGCTTGGAGAAGAGCTGGAGGCTCCAGTGATAGCGGGCCATGTGAGCGCCAAGGAACGTCAGTTGATAGTGGACCAGTTCCAGGCTGGTGAGTATCCTTGTCTGGTGAGCACAGACGCGGGCGCTTACGGCATTACGTTGACGGCGGCTGATATTGTTGTCCATATCGATCTTCCGTGGAATCCAGCGCGGATGCGTCAGCGAGAGGATAGGCTCCATCGGATTGGTCAGAAGAATAGCGTTCAGGTTGTCAGCCTGATAGCCCAGCGTACCATCGATGAGTACGTGAAGAAGATTATCTATCGGAAGGGGGAATTAATACAGCAAATCCTTGATGACGAGATCCCAGATAGTGAGAGCGTTAAGCTGGATCGTGGTGAGTTGATGGCATTGTTAGGAGCTGAAGATGTTGAATTATAAAGTGATTCTTACTATTCGAGTTGGTTCAGCTATTATTGTGGAAGCTGAAGACCAAGCTACTGCTGTCAAAATGGCTATTTTAAAGTATGAAGCTAAATTGAGAGAGCGAGGTACTATCGGAGATACTATTGATATTCGAATTGACGAAATACCGGAGACGAGTTCCGCGAAATAAGAAAAGAATGATTAACTGGCAGGATTTGTGGAAGGCTCGGATGGGCCGGTTTCCCACGATGCAAGAGGTCAAAGAGCTTTCAGTTCTCCAACTGGAGCCGTCTCAAGCGGCGTGGGCGTTGGTACAGTACAAGCGGGCCACGTTGTACCCGAATGCTAGGGACTTCATAGAGTGGCAAGCTGACGGCGAGCCGCCGAGTGAGATAGTAGCGGCGGCGTTTCTCACCGAGCAGCCCGTGGCGATAGAGATGGCCGAAAGGCTTCAGACGCTTCAGGCCGCTTGGTATCCGACAGCCGGAACGAAGGAGGTGATAGCCGACTTAGAAAAACGCTTGCGTGCAGCACTCTAAGAAGACAGGAAAGGGATTCACAGAAGGAGAACAGAATGATCTATATTGTCGTGTCACTTATCGCACTAGTAATGTTCATGTTCGTGCTGCCGATTGTAATGTGGGGGATCAGCAACGATGTCAAGAAGAGAGGGGAGTCAGCTCCAGGAGGGGCCGCGTGGTTCGTTCTAGGGTTTGTCGTTTACTTCCTGTTCATGGTTGCGTTCACCGCTGGCTCTAGTATCCGCACTGTACCGGCAGGACATGTCGGTCTGGTCTATACCTTTAACGACATCACTGGTCAGCGTAGCGCAGGTATTAATCTCATTCTCCCGTGGCAGGGATTCAAGACGGTGACCGTCCAAACTCAAAAGATCGTCCCAGAAGGGACTTGTTCCAATGGTACAGAAAATTGCTTGGGTGCGTTTAGCCAAGAGACACAGGACGTGTTTGTGGTGGCAGCTATCAACCTGCACGTCGACCCCGACGACATCCAGAATCTGTTTCGCAATGTTGGGCCGGACTATATCAACAAGCTCGTCCTGATTCGCCTTGACCAGATTTTCAAGGATGAGACAGTGAAGTTCGTCAGCACGGATATTGCTCCAAATCGTGAGACCATTCGGACTGCTGTCCGCGAACGGTTGCGGGAAGAGCTGGCTGACTTCTCTATCGTTGTGGAAGACTTGCTCATCATTGACTTAGACTTTCCACAGGGATTCAAGGATGCGATTGAGGCTAAGCAACAGGCCGAGCAGGAAGCCCAACGCCAAGAGGAACTCATCAGGTCTGCTGAGGCTCAGGCGGCTCAGGCCGTGGCCATTGCACAAGGCGAGGCGGACGCCAATACGATCCTTGCCGAGTCCTTGGAAAAACAGGGTAATTTCATTCTCCAATTCCGAGCTATCGAAGCTCTGGCTGACAACGTCACTATCATGTTGCTGCCAACTGAGAATGGTCTTATTCCTGTTCTGGGCGAGAGTTTGCTGCGAACAGCAACACCATAAAATGCCAGGTATTGCAGATCTAGAAGCGCGGCTGTTGGCCAGCCTGCCAAACGTTGAGGCGTTCGAGCACTTGGAGGTTCTTGGAATTGACGAGCGGGCCTTCACGATGTATGGGCCGATGTACTCCTACATTAAGGATATTGTGGAGGAGCATCAAGTTCTGCCGCGTCTTCTAGATCTCAAAGCCACTTTTAATGTGCCTGACTATGTCCGGCGTCAGCCCAGCGAATATGATTGGCTACTAGCGGACTTCATCAAGGTCAACACGGCTCAGAAAGTGCAGCGTATTTTCGACCAGAACGTTGAGCGTCACGCTGACGATCCTCAAACTTTGGTGGCTTCCCTCCGGCGTGATTTGGACGAAATTGCTATCAGTGAGAAGCGTGATGTCAGTGTTACAGATGCATCCGCTGCTAAGCGTATGGCGGGTTATGCTGAGAACCGGCTGGAGGAGGGATGGCTGGCGGGTATACCTACTGGCCTGAGCTATTTCGATGCGGCTCTCAGGATGGGTTGGGACGCGGGAGAGCTGATAGGGTTGGTGGCCAGGACTACCATTGGTAAGAGCTGGATCATGTTGTATTTTGGGTTGGTGGCCTGGACAGCGGGCAAGCACGTCTTGTTCTTGTCACCTGAGCTTCCTGAGAAGGAATTGGAAGCGCGTTGGGATACGTTGATGTGTGGGATGAACGATATCGCTACCGATGCGTTGGACTATTACCGTGGCTTTTTGCCGAGCAAGGAGCAGGTTGAGATGGCCATGAAAGCGTCTAAGAGGCAAGACTGGACAACGTTGTGTAGCGTGGAAGGTAGGCCGTTCAGCATCAATGAGATACCGAGGTTGGTGGCCCGATATGAGCCTGACTTGGTGCTTATAGATGGTCTCAATTTCGTCCAGGGGCCGACGCGTGGACGTCAATCCTGGGAGCGGATTATGGATGTGAGCTATGGTCTCAAGACGACAGCAGTTGGCGCAAACGTAGCGATCATTGTCAGCCATCAGGCCAACCGAGCAGCAGCTCATAATCTCCATCGGCCTCCAGCTCTTCACGAGATTTTTGCAGGTGATGGATTTGCTCAAGCATGTGATCGTCTGTTGGTGCTCCATCCTCCGCAACAGCCGCCACATCGACTTGTTGTTACTATCCAAAAGTTCCGACGTGGCGAGCCGCAACAGGGAGGCTTGATGCTCCAGTTCGAGCCAGGGAAGGGGAAGATCAATGAGGTCTTCGATACAAAGCCAACTCGAAACGTTCGGCCTGATGGGTCAGACGTACAAAGCGGGAAAGGAGATGCTCGTTCAGTGTCCATTCCATGATGACCATAGTCCGAGTATGAGCATCAATTTGGACGACGGGCGCTGGTACTGTTTCACAGAGAGTAAGGGTGGCGATTATATGGAATTGGTGGCGGGGCTGAAGCGTACCGGCCAGTTTTTGGAGGGAGCTCCGAAACCGTATGAGGCTCAGGAGCAGCCAATCCTTAGGTCATGGGCTGAGCGTGGATTCACGACAGCCATGCTTGTCAAGTGGGGGATCGTTTGGGATGAGGAGATACGTGCCATGAGGATTCCGGTTTTGACAGAAGCCGGTGATCACCTAGCTAATATCTGGAGAGCTCCGGAAGGAGTGGAGCCGAAGTATCGATATGATGCGGGTTTTTCAAAGAACGAGGTCTTGTTTGGTCTGTGGCGGTTGCCTAATCCCTGTCAGCAACGGATCATCCTGGTTGAGGGGCCGCTGGATGCTGTTTGGGTGCAGGACTGTGGACTAGCTGGTGTGGCCGTGTTGGGGAGTTCGTTGAGTGACGGTCAGCTGGAGTTGCTTGTGGAGCGGAGCGTACGTCAGGTTGTTCTCTGTTTTGACAATGATGCAGCTGGAGTTAACGCTACCTATCAGGCTCGTGGGCTTCTGCGGGCTGTAGGGATCTGGGTTTATAGAGTTCATTTGCCAGGTAAATACAAGGATATCCAGGAGGTGCCTCATGAGGATGTAGAGGGTGTGATTGGACACGCTGAGTTATGCATCAACAACAGTGTTGTTCATCCACGATATGGACGCTGGGTTGATAGCGAGAAGACAGGATCGTCAGATGTATGGAGGAATAGGTAATGCCAAAAGGAGTGAAAGGCTCGGGGCCAGCTCAGACCAAGCAGCCTGAGGCTTCGAAGAACAGCGACGGCCCGCAGCGGACAGGGATGGTAGCGGCTCAACAACAGATGTCTGGTGGTGGCAGCCGTTTTCCTTATCTCCGAATTGAGGCTGGAGAACGTGCTCGGTTTCATTTTTTGACTAGCGGTAATACCGACCTCATCGGCTCTAAATTTCATAAGTTTGGTGAGGGTCGGGAAACGCGGCACTATATGTGCTTGCGTGTCTTTACGGGTGGTGAGGAGGAATGTCGCTGGTGTGAGGCGGGCCACGATGAAATGGGTTCACGTTTTGCCGTGTGGATTTTCGTCCACAACATCTTGCATGCAGCTCAGGATAAAGAGGCTGAGTGGAAGACCACCAAAGTCGGCAAGACAACGCTCTTCCGGGAAGAAGTTAAGGAGCCGATGCTCATTCGGATGGCCGCTGGTGTGAAGCAAAAGTGGTTCAGTCAGTTCGTCAATATGTGGACGACACATGGCGACTTGCAGAATCATATTTATGAGTTGTATCGAGAAGGTACAGAGCTTGAGACTGAGTATTTCCTCACTACGTTGAAGGAACAGGCTATCCCGGAAGAGATTTTGGATTCCGATGTGGTGAAAAAACTTCCAACGTGTGAAGACGTTCTCCGGGAGGAAGTGACATTTGGACCTGGAGGGGCTGGTGCCGGTTCTAGCCTCGGTACAGATGAAGTCATGGGCGGTAAGTCGAGGTCGAAGGAGAAGCCCGCTGAGGAGGCTGAAGCAGCGGATGAGCCTCCGGCGGATGATGATCTGATCTAGTCATAGAAGTAGAGGAGGAATTGTCATGGTGCAACAACAGGAAGAAGAACTGACACGACGCCAGCGTGATGATCAGGATAGGCGTGTTTACGCCTTGGTGGGCGTAAGCGAGGGCCGGTTGTGCGTCAATATTACGTGGTACTACTTGGAGGGGGATGACCATTGGGATTTCCTTGAGCAAATGTTTATGGCGGCGGGCTTTTCGGCTCCACGCGCCATCACTTTTGAAAAGAACAAGATCGGAAGGGATAGCGTGACCAAGGTAGTCGACTGGAACGCACTGCGTGTCAGCAGGGAACAGTGCGACATGGCCGGTGTTGCTCCTGGGGCAGCGGCGAATCGCATCCGTCACTGGATGCAAGGACCGATTCCTTGGCGGAAGTTTAAGATTCGAATTGAAGTAGGCCAGCACACTAACTTCTAAGTCGATGCGAAAGCAAGTATTAGGGCCAACGAAGATCCCTAAGCTGGCTGAGCGTATGCGTTCGTGGGATGTGGTTGTCATTGACTGCGAGACGACCGCTACGGATGCATGGTCGCCTGAGACAGAAGTGTTAGGGTTTGGCGTCGCTCCACTTGGAGCAGATGAGCACTTCTATCTTCCTGTGAATCACCATGAAATTCAGCTGAACCCGTTGGACTTGCGACCAGTGTTGGAGGTGCTGGAGCAAATTCCGCTCATTGGACATGACATCAAATTCGACCTCCATATGCTGGCCCGTCTAGGGTTTGTTCCGAAGCAAGACAAGTTCATGGATGTCATTGTCATGGGCCGGTTGTGGGCTTATGAGGAACATCCTCGTTTGGACTTGGAGTTCTTGGGGAAGGATCTGATAGGCTACGAGTATATCACCAATTTGAAAAAATTTCGGAATCGTCTCAAAGATTTTTCCATCGCCCACGTTGGAAACTACTGTATCGAAGATGTCTATCTCACTAAATTGTTGTACATCTGGTTCCGCGAGCGACTGCCCCAGCATCTGTTGGAGTTGTTTGAGAGGGAGTGCTTGCTCACTCGTGATTTGTTTGACATGGAGCAACGCGGTTTCCAGGTGGACGAGGATTATTTGGTTAAGGCCAGCGCGGGGTTGGATGATAAGAGTGAGAAACTTCTTCATGAGATAAGACAACTCGCTGAACAGCCTGATTTCAACCCGCGCAGTCCGCCTCAGGTCAAACAGCTGATGAGCGATGTTGGTATTCAACCCGTGGCCTGGAGTGATACGACTGGAGAGCCGAGTTGGAACAAGGACGCGATGCTTGAGGTACGTAATCAGCATCCGATTGCGATGACATTGGCTAAGTATCGGGCTCTCAAGTATCAGCGTAGCGGTCATGTCCAGCGGGCTATGGATGCCGTTCGGTTGCATGATGGGTTTATGCACTTCGAGTTTAAGAATTGGGGGACGACCACGGGCCGTTTGAGCGGAAACAGCCAACAGATGCCGAAGGGCTGGCTCCAGTTTGGAGAGGAGGGCGCGGGGGAAGATGTGCTCGTTTGGGCCACGGGAGACATGGCCAAGGAGCGAGAATTTAGTATCCGACGGTTGCACAAACCGCGCGAGGGTTATGCCTTGATCGTAGCCGACTACAAGCAAATTGAGATGTTTGTGCTTGGGTTCTATCTCAATGATCCAACGTTCACGCGCTGGCTTGAAAGTGGTAATGTCCACGCGGCGGTAGCGCAGGATGTCTGGGGGGTTGGGAAAGACCATCCAGAATTCGAAAAATATTATGCTCGTGGCAAGATCTACAACTTCGCCAATGTCTACGGCCAGGGGATTAAGGCGCTGGCTGACGCTTTGAATTGCACTATAGAGGAGGCCAAGAGTGATCGTCAAGAATACTTCGGGCATATGCCAGGGTTTGGTAAGTTTTCTAGACATGTCCTAAGTATGCTCCGAAAGGACGGCTTCGCGAAGAATCATTATGGCCGTGAGTATCATGTCGATCCGCAGCAGGCGTATAAAGGAGTCAATTATCTTGTGCAGGGTACGAGTGGAGATTATGTGAAATGGAAGCTGACAGAAACGCGGGAGCTACGGCGGCAGTTGGATTGTCATGTGCTCAATACCACGCATGACGACTTCGTCTTTGAGATACCGATAGCAAATCTGAATGGTGTGGGGGAGCTGATGGCTATGCTTCGTAAGAGCCCGTTCAAGCGCGATCTGGAGCTAGACGTTGAGTGGTCGGTGGATAACCTAGTGGAGCTGGAACCGTTTAAGGAGGCAGTCGCCTGATGGTGTCGGAAGCGCAGGAAGAGAAACGAGTGCGGAAGCGGCGAGAGAAGGTCGATAGAGCAGCCAGTACACAGCGGGCTATTGATGCAGCGGCATTGGACAGTCTGGTGAGAGGCGGTAAGTTACGGCCAGGGAATGATCCGAGTTGGGAGTTGGAATGGGTGAGCACCGGCATTGAAGATCTAGATAAAATCTTAGGTGGGGGTATGCCTCGTCGACGGATCACTATCCTATTAGGAGAATACGCGAGCGCCAAGACTTTTCTAATTCAGATGCTTATCAAACAGGCTATCTCTATGGGTCTCAAAGCGGCGTATATCGATGCGGAACGTTCCTACGATCCGGCATGGTGGGCACAGGTTGGTATTCCGTTGGACAAGATCTTAGTAAGCCAACCTCCGAGTGGAGAGGCGGCGATCGATGTGATGGTGGCGCTGGCGCGGGCCAATGTAGATGTCATCGCTTTGGACAGCATGGCGGCTCTCATCCCATCGGAGGAATTGGGGGATGAGGCGAGCGCTGAGAACAAGAACATTGCATCACAGTCACGGCTGATCGCCAAGATGATGAGAATGTTGATAGGGTTGGAGACGAACAGCGTGATGGTGATGGCCAATCAAGTTCGTGAGATCATTGGAGGCCCGATGCCAGGGGTTACTATGCCCGGAGGGAAGGCTCCAAAGCATTTCAGCTCCATTATTCTTAGGGTACGGCGGGAACAGTGGATCAAAGAACAAGAAAGACGTGTTGGGTTTCATATCCGTTGTCAGGTTCAGAAGAATAAGGTGGCTCAGCCTTGGGGTGAGTGTTTGCTACCATTCCGATTTCGTGGGGAGATCGACATGGTGGCGCTCCTTGTGGATAGAGCTATTGAAGCTGGTATTATCGAGCAGAAAGGGCCGTGGTTTACGCTCCAGCTAGAGGATGTGGAGCAAAAGGCGTTGTCAGGGCGTAATAAAATGATCGAGTTGCTCACAGAAGATGATGCGCTGAAGGCACGGGTTGAAAAGGCATTAGGATGACACGGCCACCAAGACCATTTAGACCTTCACCTTTGGGCAGCCCTAACTGGGGTGGGAGTCGTTGTTGTCGAAAGTGTCTTCAAAAAGGTCGGATCGTGTGGTACAACAGTCAGACTTGGCATCGTTTGTATCGAAGACATTGGCCGCAACGAGCGGAGGCTAGGATAGCCGATGAACAATTATATTCGGATGTAATGGGGAAGGAGACACTCCGGGGTATCCGAGCAGAGGCTGAATTTCAAAGGCGTGTTGATAAGGTATTAGCATTTCTATTCAGGAAAGGAGAAGAACATGGAAGCGATGACAGTGACGGTAGCGATTAACCGGAAAATTGCGCTGCCAGGGTACGAAAACGTGGACATCCGGATGGAGGTTCACAACGTTGAGGCCGGTGCAACTGAGGCTGAAATTGAGGAGGCATTGGAGACCGGCGACCTCGCTATCCAGCTTTTGACTAAGCATATCCAGGCCAAGATGAAGGACATTAAGTCGGGCGCGAGTGAGCTCGGATGAGTGGCCGAGGAAGTCGACCACAGCCATATCCTCCTGAAGGGACGCCGAATCCTGTCGCTGGATATGAATGGGAGACTGTTGTTAAGTATCCTATAGTAGAGGATCCGAGCGCTGAATATTTAGAGTCTGGCGCGGGTAAGGATGTCCCTGGCTTGTATGGAAACGAGGCCATGCAGCGGGCGTTGTGCATCGACTTTGATGGTGTTCTCCACAGTTATACGAGCGGCTGGCAGGGTCATGAGCTGATAGGTGATGGGCCGGTAGATGGGGCTGTGGAGGCGTGTCAGCGGCTTCATGAGGCAGGTTGGAAGTTGTACGTTCTGTCTAGTCGGTCAGCGTTGGAGCCGGTGCAGGAATGGCTGGCTCGTCATAATTTTCCGCCTATGATACTGACGCGGGTGAAGCCCATTGCCATCGCTTACATCGACGATAGAGCTGTTCGATTCGAAGGAAATTGGGACTCAACGAGAAAGTTGTTTGTGTGATGAGTGCTGTTCTACAGCCATGGGTGCAGGAACTGCCTTGGAAGATGCAGAGCGTCTTGATTGCTGGTTCACGTGGGCCGGATAGTAGCGCGGGCGGCGAGCTGAAGAAATTCACTCGTTGGATCAGAAGAGAAACGCAGCAGAATGCTGATCCAGAACACGCCTACATGAATGTTGTTGAAGACCCGCATATCGACGAGAAAGTTCTCCTTCAAGAAATCGAGTACGGTGTAACGTGGCATTATTTTGGGCATTTGCTTCATGCGCTCGAAATCATCGCTTACAAAGGCCACAACGGATTGGATCAAGGTGTCAAGATTGGAAATATGAGGACTAAATTCGCGACATACTGGTATATCACATTGGTTCAATTTATGCATCTGGGTTGGGAGGATGAGAAGCTCATGGATGATCGGCTGAAGGACATGGTGGATCACGAATGAGGCCGCTGAATCAATATCATCGTACTGTGTGCCGCTGGCTGGATGAGATGGATGTAGGCTATGTGGAGGAATATCCAGTCGGTCAGTACACCATCGATATCTACTTGCCAGACATGAAGATGGGTGTAGAAATCGACGGCCCGCAACATGTAAAAAAGGAAGACATCATCCGAGATCATCTCATCTTGACGACAACGCTTGCTGGTGTGGATCAAATCGTTAGGGTCAAAGTCGGTACTAAAAAGGAGCTTGCATTACGTGCCATCCTCAAAGAGCACTATCCTGCTACCTAAAGGTCACGGGCTGCGACAGCTGTTAGCTGACGACCCGACTCAATTTCTGCTCTATGCGGTGGAGCAGGTTCAGGAACAGGCTCATCCTCGACGGATAGAGCGGGTCGTAAAGGCTATGCAACGACGGCGGCAGAGTTCCGGTTGGGTTCACGTGAGTGATATGCTTCAGCCGTGTGATCTGGTCATTGGGGCGCGGCTGTTGGGATACAAGCTGCCCGAGGAGCCACCGACTAAGCGGATGCAACGGATCTTTGACAACGGCCATTTCATGCACATGCGCTGGCAGAATTATTTTCTCGGTCTACCATCTGCTTTTAAGGTGAGAGTTTCGGCAGTGCTACGGCGCTGGCCTATCGTTGGAGAGGCTGATATTATCGTCGAGCACAAACACTTTGGCAAGGTTGTTGTGGAGCTCAAGTCGATGAACGATAGACGTTTCTCGGAACTGAAAGGCGCTGATGGCGACCATCGAAATCAAGTTAATATGTATGCAGGTTTGGACGGGGCCGATTCCGCTCAGGTATGGTATGAGAACAAGAACGATCAGGAAGTGAAAGCGTATCACTATCCGCCGCAGCCTGATGATTTCAACAGCTTATTGGAGCGGGCGCAGGAAATCTTTGAGCAGATTCGTCAAGGTAAGCTTCCCAACGGTTGCGGCTTGTGCGGCCTTGACGATTACATCGCTGGTCTGAAGTTCACTGACGAACGGGTTGTGGCTATGGAGGAGGAACGCGAAAAATGGCAGAAAAGGAACCTATCCTAATCCACGACGGTAAAGAGCATTGGCTTGTTTACCCGGAAGACAACGCTTATCTCATGTGCAACAAAGTCAAGCCGGATGAGGATGGTGTTCGGCATGTGACACAGGAGATGGTCGAAGCGTTGAAGGGCTGGTGGTATACGCTGGCCATTGAAAAGGTGGAGCAGGCGTTGACGGCCCTGAACATTCCGTTTGAGGAATTGCGTGTCACAGAGGAGGATATTGAGAGTGGCGATCTAATGAGATTGTCGAAGAAGCTGGCTATTTCGTCTCATTATATTATCAAGGTCAACGAGATGTTGACATTAGTGGAGGCGAGGAATAGCGCGGCTAAGGATGCTCTTGATCACGCCAGCAATCAACGGGTAGGGCGGGACGAACGATACAAGGGTGAGGGCCGACAACCGGCTATCGCGGTGAGGATTGCGATGGCTATTCATGAAGAGAAGCCGTTACGGAACGCCAAGATCGACGTGATAGAGACCGCTGCGTTCCTCAAGGCGTTGGAGCATACGAAGAACAGCTTGGATATCCTCTGGCGTACCGCTAGCCGAATAATCAGTGCTCGTCTCAAAGAACCAATCGACTAGGAAAACTATGCCTGTTCCTACATATGCTTGGGTGCTTCCGAGACCGAAAGTGGACAAATATCCTGGTGGATTCCCTCTTCATTTTGAAAAGAAGTTGATCCGATTACTCGATAATCCTTCGGATATTCTTCATCAATTTGGTGGAATGGGGGAACAGGGATTAAGGTTAGACGTGCTAATGAAACACCCTTTGACAGAACGATTCGGCTCTAAAGTTATTTGGAGACCCCCAGATGTCTTAGGAGACGCCCATCATTTACCTTTTATTGACAGCAGTTTTGATCTTGTTATTGTTGACCCTCCCTACTCCGATGAGGAATCTCTGAGGCTATACGGAACACGGCCCGTTTCCTATAAGCGATATATTCGTGAGGCTGTTCGTGTGTGTCGTCCAAGAGGTTTTGTTGCTTCTTATCATGTGACGATGACCCCGCGTCCGGATGAAACTGAATACTATTGTCGTATTTTACTGGCTACTCGTGTTAATCATCGTCTCCGCGCTTGTTGCGTATTTAGGAAGAAGGGCTGATGAATATTATGCACGTGATTGGAATAGATCCAGGGCTGGGCGGGGCTGTGGCTTTCTTGCCTGAGTGTCGGATTGTTGATACGCCAGTGGCGATGATCGGCACCAAGCGGAGCTATCTACCTTTGGAGATGGCGCGTGTCCTGTCCATGTATAAAGGGGAGAAGACGCTGGCGGTGTTGGAGAAGCAGCAAGCGATGCCAAAGCAGGGTGTGAGCAGTACATTTTCTATCGGTCAGGGCTTTGGTATCTGGCTCGGAATTCTAGGGGCGTTCGAAATTCCGTATTTGGTTGTGCGACCTCAGGAGTGGAAACAGGAGATGCTGAAAGGTATGAGTAAGGAGAAGGGGGCGGCTATCAAGCGGGCGCAAGAGCTGTTCCCTGGCCTTGGTCATATGCTCATGCGGGTTAAGGATCATGACAGGGCTGAGGCGCTTCTGATGGCTCAATACGGCCTTCAGAAACAGGGGCTTGTAAAGTAGCGGCTAACAGTGTATACTAGGGGTTGGAATGATGAGGAATGGTAGCGAAGGGAGAATGGTGATGGCTAAGCACAGATGGATGTGGTTCCAAGGTCGTAGGATTTGCGACCAGGATTGCACGACTGACTGTCCATATGCACAGAAGTGAACGAAGGCAATGAGGAAGGAGACAGGGAAATGGCAGACGAACGACTAGAAGTGGATCTGGAGGCTGTTGAGCCTATCACCAAAATCCAAGATGTGGTAGACATCGTGAATCACGCGATGGAAGCCTTACAGCCTAAGCCCGAATATCCAGCTGGAAACAAGCAATTGGTCTTCAATGAACTGGCCACAGTATTGGATTTCTTGGGGGTGGACTGTTAGCTGAAACGCCCACAAGGGCGTCCGCCAGAACTGACCATCTGGCGCTGATGAGGTAGGTCAACAGGAAGAAGGAAGAAAAATGGGACGAGAAGCTAGACGCTCGCACCTTCAGCTAGAAGAGCTGTTGGGGGAGACGTTCTGGGGCTATCTGCTAGATGCCATCCCCTGCAAGTCCTGCAACGAGACAGGCAAGCAAGCTGATGGCGAAGGCCACTGCGTAGTCTGCGAAGGCGAAGGCAACGTTTACCCCAAGGTCACGCTGCCGTCGTACCCTGTGAAGGAGTTTCCATACGAGGGGCTTGAATACTTCGAGAATGAGTATGGCTGGCAGATGTGGGAAACGACTTCAGAGGGATCGCCCATGTCGCCGGTCTTCAAGACGCCGGAGGAGTTGGCGCGGTGGCTCGCAGACACAGGAGCTTCGGCCTTCGCGGGGATGACGGCTACCTACGACGAGTGGCTGGGCACAATCACTGTCTCAGGAGGTGCGCCATCTGCCGTACTCACTGTTGATAGCACGGGTAAGGAGCGCATGGAATCTGGAGTAGCCGCGCTCAGTCAACCGAGGTCGGAGCCCAAGGATGGAGGCTTGTAATGGCATACGCCCAGTCGGCGCTGCTACGGGCGCTGGAAGGAGCGAGGTGATGAGCGAGCCATTGACAGCGGAGGCTTTCAGGGACTTGGTATTCGAACGCTACGGAGCAGAGCGGTTCCTGCCTGTCGGCGAGATTCGGGGTTCTGTTACCTCGCACGATACGGCTTGGCTGGAAACGCCCGATGCTGCGGTCGAAGCTTGGTTCAAGGAACAGTTTGGTGAAGCTCTCGTACCGAAGGACGGCAAGTGCGTCTGTGGCCGTGACCTCATGGGCCTCTTGGGAACCTTCCGGTGGGCTATTCAGCATGGGATCGGCAACTGTTCGGAATGCGGGGCCGGATACCAGCTCTACCACTATTACGGTGAGCACCCCAATAGTCACCGGCTGTCAGTTCCGGTGCTGGTGCAGATACCGGTAGAGGCCGCAGCCCAGTCAGGAGCCCAGCGATGACGGAAGCAACGCCGAGCGCCGAGCCTACGTTTAACCAAGCCCACAATCATCTCATGGACAGGCTGCACTACGAGGCACGGCACGAGAAACCTTCTCCGCTGACCTGCAAGGATTGGGACTGCGTTACGCTGCGCACCCTCATCACCCGCGCCGCCCACGTAGTCCCGCTCATGGAGGCGCTGGAGCGGGCGTTATTCTACATCGAAAACCCCGCAGGCTTCAAGGAGCAGTATGGCGATCCCGATGAGCCTGAAAGCTCAATCAGTTGGGGGCACTGGCGCGATCGGGTGGTGACGGAGCCAATCCGCGCCGCCCTGCTCGCAGCCCAGAAGGCCGCGTCATGACCAAGCACTCCGTCACGGTCACCGTGGATACAGACGATAACAAAGCCCTGCGGATGCTGCTCAATCTTTCGAGAGATGTCGGGAAGGGTAGCAAGGAACTCAGGCAGTTCCTACGACCTGTCATCAGGCAACTTGGGCGACTTCAAGGGCGGATTGAAAACGCTTTGCTCGACCTCGATACGCCATTAGAGGAACGCCGATGACCACCGCGACAGAAGCCCTACGAACAGGCTCTCTGCTTCTCCAGGTTGCCGAAGCTCGGTATTGGAACGTGTTGATGCTGCTTACGCAATATCGCATTAATGAAAGCTACGGCGTAGATTCTCGCGTCGCCCATGATTGTAGGCAGCTCGTCGAGAGGGTGGCAGGTTTTTCTCCGCAGCAATACGTAGAGCTTAGCAGGGCAGATGCTCGATGGAATTCGAGCGGCGCATGACATTAAGGAAGCAACAGGGGTATGAAACAGTTGGGCTGGGTCGCGGCGTGGGGTGCCTCATCCTCCACGTGCTACGGAATATAGCGTCCTTGGAGGATACTCTGAGGGTGTTGGGAGCGACCAAAGCATGGCAGATGGGTGTGGCCATGCAATTGAATAGAGAGGGGTCCAGAAGTGGTGCGGAGCCAGCGTAGAAGTGGTCGGGGCTGTCATTCCTCGTTAGAAAATCTCGCGCTTCCATGAGCGACCACAGCAGAATTGGACAGCCGTTAGACTCGGCACTGGACCTCTCAAAGATAGTGGAGGAAGGAAGTTAAATGATGAGTAGGGGAAAGAGAAAAATTCCTACGGGAAATCTTCCCGATGCAATGTTCATTCATGGCGGGCCATGTGAGGGGCCAGAGGGGGAAGTCTATTGTGTTTGGTGTCTCAGTGATGACCATTGTGGCTGTTTACATTTGAGGCAGAGACAATCTGCGAGAAAGTTGCGGGAGGCATATGGACGCTAAGGACAGGACGCTGGACGCGCTACAGGTCAATGGGGATTGGATGACGTTCATCGAGATCCAGAACGCTACCGGCATCGTATCGCTGACGTTCCTTGATATGGCCCTTCGGGATTTCGTCGGCCTTAAGGTGGTGGAGCTGGAAAAGAAGAATGGGAAGAAGCGTTGGAGGGCTATAATGGAAAGGATGCGGTAATGGCTAAGCTGAAGAGGCACAAGCAGAATGGTAGAGCGGTCGATGGCGGGACGTGGTGTGGTAAGTGGGTCGCCAGGGGTGAACGGAAGTGGCGCTGGTCTGATGTCACTTGCAAGACTTGCTTGCGAATGAAACCGGCGGAATGAGATAATGGCTAAGTTGAAGACACACAAAAGGAACGGTCGGGATAGTGTAATTTCTTGGTGCGGGAAAACAGCTTGGCCGGATCAATTGAAATTTCGTTGGTCTGACGTCACTTGCAAGAACTGCCTGAAGAGAAAGCCGTCATGAAGGCTGAAGGATTTTGGTCATTTTGGAATCAATATGGAAGTGTTCCGCTCAATGTTTGTGTGGAGCGGGCTAAACAACTCCAGCATGGAGTTATCGTTAAGCACGGCTTCTGGACTGCATTCGATGCCTTCAAAGCGGCGGGGGTGCCTGTAGCTATAGAGCGGTATGTCTACCCGAGCCAGCCTATCAGGGAGGCCGAGAAACTCGCGGAAGGGATTGCACGTGGCGCGGAGTTTGCGGTCATCAATGCTGAGGTGGAATGGGAACGAGCTGGTGATGCTGGCGGCACGGCTATGACGACGCTGATTCAAGAACTGCACCGACTATCGGGGAATGTTGAAATATATGCCTCAGTTGATACACGGGCCGATCGATGGAGTCGGCCATATCAACAAATTCTTGGAGCGGAATGTACCGGCTGGATGCCGATGATCTATCCGAAGGCGTTCTTCTTTCCTCCGTTCCGGCCTGAGGTTCATGTAGCTAGTGCATTTCAGAAGAGCTTGGATGATGGGCAGGACTTCCAGGGCAAGCCAGTGTATCCTACTATCCAGACGTATGATGGTGTGGGAGAATTTGCAGTCAGATTACAAGTATCAGAGGTTGAAAGACGGAATCTTCCAGGGCTTCAGTCATACACGATCTGTCATGCTACGAATATAGAATGGCTGGCATATGTGGCTGGACAAACTCGGAATCCCGTAGTAATACCGCCTGGAGACAATGCTCTACAGGCACAAGTCAATGCTCTCCAGCTACGACTACATCTGACGGCGTGGGTGTTTCAGTGGGCCGGTTACGCTTTGGGCGGGCAAGAAGCCCCAGAATCGCTTCTGAGACAGCTTCATCACCTTCTACACCTTACGGGACAAGTGGAGGATGAGTAGGAACTGCATGCACGGGCGGCGGTTGTCGGCTGGCTTATGAACTGTGGAGGGACGTTGTGATGCTACTCGCACAAACGCATAAAGACGGAGTATACCATGCCTATACTGAGCATGTTGCGGAAAAGGTAACCGATCCACTGAAAACGCTGCTAGCGGGGAATACACGCTGTGGTGTCGGCGCAGTGTTAGTTGTCGATACAGAAGGGCCAAACCAGTTACATATCTTGGAGCGGTGCAGACGCGGTCTAATTTGCGGTAATTGCTTAGCTATAGGAGTGAAGTAGGGCTGCATGCTCGGGCAGCGATTGTTGGCTGGCTTCTAACAGTTGGGTTGACAATCGGCTTGCTAGCTACTCAAGGAGAACAGGAGCAACCAAATGAGGCTAAGGAAACGGTTCATTCTAGCGTTCTTAGTGACAGCCGCGCTCTTATGGATTTTCAACAGACCGAGCGTAAATTACGCTTCGTTGATTTGGTTGGATCATCAAGCAGGTCATCACCAATGGCTCCATCAAGAGTGCCCACAATGCCAGAAGATTTTCGCCAGTTTATTCAAGGTTATCGCGCCTTCAGTGGTGTTTCACGATGGGAACGACACTTCGTAGAGGACGTGATTCCGTGCGAGGGGAGCGTTTGGGTTGGATACTACGGGCCATCTACTAGCACATACATCAGCCGTGCTCAATTTGCCGTCGGATCTTGGCGCACGGTTACAGCCGCAACGGGTCTTGATGATCCTGACAACCCCTATCACGTCGGATCGAACGTTGCTTGGTGGTCTAATCATATCAGTGAACAAGGAGGTCGTGGAGGATGGCCGACTTGCTGGTGGAAAGGCGTGGTGCCATGAAGTCAATTGATGGCCGCAAGTGGCTAACGGTTTTAGATCGGGTTTTGGGGAAAGATAGAATGGCTATGTTCTTAGTTGATGCGCTCCAATATCGCGCTGACCCAGAGTTTTGGGATGGTATCTTGAAGGCGGTAGGCGAGGATTGGATTACGGAAAGGCAGGCACAAGCCGACCAAATGGTGGCGAAATTGAAGGAGGCGTGGCCTGATGAACGTTGAGGATGGCAGGCCGGTAGACAAGGAGTTTCAATTCGATTGCGCTCACTGCGGTAAAGAGCTCAGTGGCAACTATCTGCCTCGGCTTTGTCCAAGTTGTGGTAGGGATCATACGCATCGAATAGGGCTTGAGCCATTGGTGTTCATCAATACTGGCACTTGGAGGCGATGTTCTACGGATGGATGTACCAAGATTGTCAATGTCAAAGACTTCCCAAAGCTGACGACAGCTCAGGGTAGGAACTGTTGGGTAGAACGGGCTCTAATGACAGGAAAGGGAGATGAAGATGTGCAGGGAAACGGAGACGAATCGTAAATGTGTCCATCATTGGATCATTGCCTCCCCTAACGGTAAAGAGACAATATCGGGAATGTGCAAGCTGTGTGGCCGTAATCGCCAGTTTCCGGCGGTGCTCGAACGTAATCCCAGAAACATGGTTCCATCTCGCAAGTATCACGAGAAATTGCATATGGAAGGGGCTTGGCTATGACTTGTCAGAACGATCGGCATCAAACAGAAATTCATGACCTTAAGAGTTGGCCCGAGTATTTCAAGGACGTGGTGCGCGGGCTAAAGACCGTGGAGCTGAGACAAAACGATCGGGGCTATCAGGAGGGCGATCTACTCTGTCTCCGGGAGTGGCAACCTGCCCCTCCAATCTCTAGTGGTGTCAGTCCAGCTTGGGGAGGCCGATATACTGGCAGGCTGGTGTTGGTCAAGGTAACGCACATTCTTGTCGGTTCTGGGCCAATAGAAACGGCCTTACCAGAAGGCTGGATCGCCATGAGCATTTCGTTGCTCTATGATAGTGGAGGAAAAGAATTTCAAATTATGCGGCGATTGAGGAAAGGAAGCCCGGATGATTGAAGAATTGAAGAAAGCTATCTATGCAATCACCACGGATCCAAGCCCAGAAATTGCTGCGTGGCAAGTGTCTGGTTTCTTAGCGGCGGTGTCTTTGTGCTTGGAGGATCCAAAGCTGGCACGGAAACTAGACACTGAGTTCCGGAAAGAATGGAGTGGACTCCGGGGGCCAGGAGGCGTTTACAATCCGGCTGTGATGGGTGGGCGTATCGCTATGGCTCTCAAGAAGGGAGGCAGTAATGGTCTTCAATGATCCGGTCATCTACCCTTGCGATGTTTGTGGGAAGCGCCGTCAAGAACAGCAGTTTGAGATGGCTACCAGAAATATTACCGATCAGCATGATGATCGAGTGAGGCTCAGTGTCCGTTACTGTATCGACAATGTCGCCTGCCATAGTAAGGTTGAAAAAGAGTTAGATAGGAGGGAGAAAGATGCCAGAAAGCGACGGTAAGGATCACGAACATAAATGGGTATTGGCAAGTTGGACGCCGCAGAATACGTTCGGAATTGGCATTTGGATTTGCCGCTGTAGCGCCAGCCGAAGGGTGATTTATGATCCCAGTCAGATATTGATTATAGATTCTAAAGCTCTTCAAGCAGAATTAGAGGTTAGCGCTCGAGCTGGGGTTTGGACTGGAGCATGATACGGAGTCAGCTATCCAGCGGTTAGGAGTTTGCGTTGTTCGTGATAGGTAGCTTCGCTGGCGCGAATAGCTTCGTCCTCGTCAAATCCGTGCTCTCTGGCCATCGCTCGGATCCGATGCTCGATGTCAATCTTGGCGGGTGCATCAGCGCCTACCAGTTTGGATTCGCGCTCCATGAGGCGTACCATGCCGTGGATAGCATCTAGCTCGCCCTTAACGACGTTAGCGAAGATGGCCTTGATTGCTTGCTCGATACGCTCTAGCATGACAATTCGATGTTCGCTGGCTACGGCTTGGGTTCCAGCCTTGACGTTCTCTAGGACAGCCTGGACGTCGTTCTGGACGGTCATAGGGGCAACAGTAATGTCGTGCGTTTCCTTGAGGCTGGCAGCGATGGCTCGTAGGCTCATCCCTCTGACTCGCATATCCCAAACGAGGGCGCGGCGGGCTACGGTTCCGACACGTCTACGGCCTTTATCACGTTGGTCAGTCATGAGGGTAGTGTAACATAAGCCTATGATATACAAAATTCACGAGCATGGCTGCGTTTTTATTTTGAACGGCGACCGGCTACTAGAGTGGGTTGTGGCTGCATGTTGGGGATTGATCGATTGGAATGAGCATTTAGGGTATTAAGGCAGGCAGATTGGATCGGGTTCTAGGAGGTAGTAGTTATGATGAAAATGACTATCAGGAAAGGCGGTTTTTCGAACCCAATATATGAAGAGATCATCGGACACGAAAATCATTTTTTGCTTCGTGTGGCCGATGACGGTCATATCTTGAGGCGAAGTTGGCATCCTGGATATCCTCCTATCTTGCCACCTTACTCGATTGAAGTCATTGAGGTTCCGGTCGCCAGCGATTCCAAAGACACGGCGGCTAACGAGGTGACTGGCCCCGAGAAATCTAGCGGCAATTTAGATTGGAGCGAAGAAAGGTCGTTTGACGATCCAGTTTGTGAGCATGAGGGCTGTCACCATAGGACGGCAAAGAGACCGACATCGTGCTTCCAAAGGCGTCCTCTACCATGTAGGCTGGGCATCCACGGTCATTACAAGAAGCAGAGGGAGACAGGTGGCTGGGGCGGCTACATGACCACTTGCCTTGTTTGCGAATACAAATGGAGGAAGGATTGATGTGTTCAGGCTAGAGGCTGTCACAGATTGGTGTTCAGTTGGAGGGTGTCTCGACTCTACTCCGACGAACGTCTTGATGATAGGACCGTATCGAGTCTGTGCGGATTGCGCTCATCAAACATTGTGGCCAGATGGCTGCGGCGAAAATGAGCTAGACAGGCGCGAAGTTGAGAAGATAAAGGATCTGCTCTTGGAGGAGATAGAGCAGCTTAAAAATCAGGTGAAGGCGCTACAGGCAGCGACAGGATTTGAGGGAGACGAATGATACGAAGATGGCGATGGAGTTTCCATTGGTGGCTCCGTGAGCATAGCCCGGAAGTGGTGTTGATGCGGTTTTTGAATCGGCGTTGGTGGCGAAATTACACGTTTGCAGGCGGTGTACAGAGATGCCAATGTCGTAATTGTGAATTGCATAAGGGGTGGTGTCCATTCCCTGAGAACGGAGAACGGTATAGAGGGCCAAATATGTCTATTGCAAGCTGGTGTACAGCTTGTGCATCCACTAGAGGAAGCCCTGGTGTTCCACAGGAATTGTCTAGGCCAGGATATGGAGCAAAAACTCAATGGGAGCGGCAGCAAGCGCAGTATGGTGAGTGTGGCGTGTGGCCAAGAGGATATTAGGAGGCGTGATGGACGGATTCAAGAATGCACTTTGTCTAGCACCGATTCCCGATGCCGCTGGTTGGAGTTACCCGCCGTATGCCTTGTGTTGCAGGCGCAGAAAGGGCCACCCCGATAGGTGCCGAGTCGTGTTTCGGGACGGCGGTATACGGGAATGGAATTACGGGGATGTTGAGACTGAGTTGACGAAAAAGCCCGACAGGGAGGAATGATGAGTAGCCAGAAGTGGCCATGCGCTAATTGTGGTGCGAGTCAAGAATTCGGCCTGGATGGGTGTGATAAGCACACTCCTATGAGCTTTCATCTGGATCGGTATTGTGGGTCTGATCGAGTTGAGATAGCCATTGAATGTTCTTGCTCTTCCCCGATGTATCGTAGTAACAGGGACGGCAGATTCCGCTGTACTAATTGTCGCAAGTCAGTCGCGGTGGACTACATTCGCAAGCTCGTGGACACGTGGAAAGAGAAGCTAGCGATTTTTGCACAAGAGTTGGAGTGGAATGATGGATGATTGACTTTGTCATGTCGGCGGCAAATTTCGTTCTTCTACTTTCCCTGGCTCCTCAGGCGGTACATCAGCATCGGATCAGGGAGTGTACGGTTCCTCTAAGCACTTCTGTTCCGGCAGCTGGAGCCGTAGCGGTTCTTACGGCTTCGTTCTTCTATTTGGGGCTGTGGCTGACAGGAGGGCTTGCAGGGGTGACGGTGGCTATGTGGGTTGTGATTTCTGTTCAGCGGGTGGCGTATGATTGACCTTCCCATTGTAGACCGACCAACATTTGACGGGATAGAATGCAACCGTTGCGGGGCGTGTTGTGAAAAGTTTAGCTTATCCACTCCGGATTGGAGTGAAGGGCGGCTGTGGTGGAACTACCGAGGGCCGTTAGGTTGGTTGGAGTTATGGGCGTATCGAGAGGTGCGTGGGCAGACAATAGAGAGTGCTCATGGAGGGCCAGGAGGCACCAATTTCGCTGCGATGTTGTTCTTTGGGCAGCTTACAGCAACGTGGACTGAGGAGACTGAGGAGGAGCATGGTGGCTGGTTCTATTCATGTGGCCATTTCCGTCGGGATGAAGAGAGGCTGGGTGTCTGTGGCATCCATGAGACGCGGCCCAAGATGTGCAGCGAGTTCCCTTATGACAAGCCCATCACAGAGTGGGATGACTGCTCATGGAACATTGAGTTAGTGGACTTTGACGTCGTCCAAGGAGTCCTTCTTTGGAATTGACCAAACGGATATGCAGCGAGGGTCATGTGACGTACAGCATGACGCTAAGGTCTTGCTGCCAACATGCAACCGAGGTGGATAGGACGTCTCAGCGCGTCCTAGAGCGTTGCCTAGCGGAGTTCGTAAGCAGCGTGGAGCTTTCCTGACGGAAGGAGGGGATGATGAATGAGCACCAGCTGACAGTTCGTGAACTAATCGATCTCCTAGGTCGTTATCGTCCGGATACTAAGGTGGATATTGAGGGCTGTGATTGTACGGGAAATGCGTTCGGTGTTGAAGGATGGAATGAAAAAGACACAGAACCTCAACCCCCTGAAAACGCTACCATCGTTTTGATTAAGCGTGAGGTGCCAGAATGGCAAAGGTGATGGAACCTAAACTGGCCCTATTCTGCGGTTCTCGTGACTGGAGAGACGAGGCCGCGATCCGCCAAGTGATAGACGCGCTGCCTAAGGATTCAATCGTCGTACATGGTGCAGCTAGGGGTGCTGACACGATTGCTGGGCGGCTGGCTAGGCAGCGTGGCCTTGTGGTGCGCTCATATCCCGCTCAGTGGGGCAGGTGGGGCCGCAAGGCGGGTGTCCTGCGAAACCAACAGATGCTCGATGCTGAGAGGCCGGATATTGTTTACGCCTTCCAGCTGAACAATAGCAAGGGCACGGGTGACATGATTCGACGGGCGCGGAAGGCACTGATTGCCGTTGTGGTGCTAAGCAAGGAGGCGTGATAGCAGAGGAGCTGGGAATATCCACAAAGACGGTTGGAGCTCATCTTGAGAATGCAAGAGCGGCGCTTAAAGCAAGGACAACAGCTCACCTTGTCGCTCTCTATATAAAGACTCTTGATGGAGGTGAATGATGGATAAGGTAGAAGCAGCATACAAGAAGGTGATGGCGTTGGCGCGGGCGGGTCATCACACATCAGAGTTCGACGTGGCGGTAAGTGAGCTCATGATAGCAGTGATGGAAATGACAGCAATGAAGATAGGAGGATCACATGGGGAGTTATCGGCTCAACTACATCGGGCAGAGGCGGAAGCTCACCAATTGAGATCCTCCTTAAGACAGCTTCAGCATAGCTTAGCAACCCCTCAAACGGATTTGCGCTTGTCTTAAAGACCTCTTAACTCCCCTAAGACAGAATAGCCTTGAATACAGAAGGTTCACGCTGGCGAACAGGGCGGCGGGGCGCGAGCTGTATGTCGGCAAAGCTGAGGGAATAGAGCTAAGGCGATATTCTCTATTGTAGAGCCACATTCCCTCACCTCTTATAAACTCCCAGCTGGCACCCCCAGCAGCGAGCTCCTCTTTTGACCAAATCCTTAACTAACGTATTCCCTCAGGGGAGCCGAATCCTTAACTAAGGAATTAGAAGGGGGGGTTGAACTACCAGGGGGCACGTCGACGCCGGATTGTGGGGGCCGCTCAGGAGGAAGCCCCTCGTACATTCGTAGCTGAAATCGAAAATGAAGTTTTGATTGTTCGGTGAACAGTTCCATACCTCTTCATATGGCTATTAGCTTCGAACACGAAAAAATTTTTTCTAAAACTGCGGAGCTTAAAGTTGCTAAGAGGCGCTGAGGGCTGTAGATTTTAGGGGGCGTCGAGCTAAGCGGCGTTTAGCAAAAAGTCTATTCGTATGGAAATAAAAAGTGGGTACGTTATGCTTCCGTTCCCTTACATATGCTAACGTTTCCAACGGAGTAGCGTACGGCGGGCCGGTATTGCCACTTCGATGTAATCTGTGTCTCTATGATTTAAGACTCCCGTCTGGCAGGACTATAAATACTGGCTTGCCTTGTTTCAAGGCGTATCGTATGGTGGCCCATGTTCCGCTCCGTTGTACTTCAGGCCCACGAGGAGCCGCAACAAGAGCATCTGTTTCGTCAACAATGACGTGGTTACGGTCCAAATAGGGAAGCGGTTCTCGTGTTTCTGAAGCGGCCTCACAAAAGGCCCGCGCTTTGGGGTTGGTTGGCGGGTGGATCACCACGAGTATTTTGAAACCGTTGGCTATTTCGTGGACTTCAGCATCAGCCCCAATACAATCGCCATGGTGGAGTTCTTCTTCCCCTAACAAAAGGTTCCGAACTATAGCCTTTTGCTTAGAGGTCATACCTTGGCTGGTTCCGGTAAATCCGATTTTCATTTGATTCCCTTCCCTGTTCCCTCTTACAATGTAAGTATACATCATCCTAACAAGGAAAACAAGGGGGGTTTTAGGGTGTCTCAGAAAATACTTTTTATTTTGTCTGTTAGGCTTTACTTTACGGGCTGGATGTTGTAAGGTAGTAAGCGGTTGGCTCCGCTGGGAGTGGAATGGATTCCTTCCGAGGCTCAAGGGCCAGCCGATGCGGGACCGAGGGCGGTATCCTTCGAAGCTTCCGGCGGTTGGCTGGAAGCATCCGGCTTGTGGCCACTTGCTGGATATACCGCTCTCGGCCCGTAGCCTGATAGGAAAGGGGTATAAGGGATGATAGATCCGGAGACGGTCGGTAAGCTGAAGACGTTCTTCATCACATTTGCAAAATGTATGACAGAAGAAGATTTAAGCATTCCAGTACCAGTTGACGAACGTATCGGTTTCCTTCTGTATCACGGATTTGCAATGGGTCTTCAGCTTGCACAACAGCACCCTGAATATGCGATGGCTTTAAAACGATTGGGGTTTTCTGATGAGGCTAACCTAAAAAGTATTGAAGCAATGCCAAGGTTAATTCCACTTGAAATGGCGGCAGACAATGACACTTCGTGAGAGCATTGGTGTGATGATGTTCATCATTGAGGGCTCTATGATTTCTATTGGTGAGCCGATCGTTGAGCGAGCTAAAAAGAACCGTCGCATGTGGGTAATCCTTCGATTCATGGCAGGATTAGAGGAGGGTTAGGATGCAGCTGCTATGCTGATCGCGGGTGGACGTGCTTTGAGTAAGGAGGACGCTATGAAGTTTGAGTGTGACTGGTGCGCGATCACGTACCCAGTTGAGGTAACGCAATGCTGTGCCTCTTGCGAAAATGAGATGTGTGAGACGTGCCTAGAAACTCATGAGTGTATTCCAGTTGAAGAGGCCAGCCGTGGCTGAGCGCGAGGGAGGCGTGCCTGTGACTACATATCGCTGCCCGTGCTGTGGTGATGGCGTCAAGACGATTCTGGGATGGACCAAAGGTATGCGAGGGCGAGAAAGGCGCTGTGCCTATTGCCTTCGGCCTGTCCAGAAACTTGCGCCCCCGGAAGGGACTGAGTGAGTGCCGTGGTGGCGTGCCCTACATGCGGAAAGGAACACCCTAGAGCGATAGGCGCAATTTGTGGTGGCACCAATACCCGCTACTGCGCACGGGTGCGTTACGAGGGTCACCGCAACTATGAACCGCTGGGCAAGAGGTGGCTGCGATCATCGGGCGCGGCCCTCAAGCTACTGGCTGCTGCGATGGCGACGGGGCGGTACAAGCGAGGAGATGTGCTGATGGCGGCGGACTACTACGACCCCGAAGTCATCTACGAGATTGTCAGGAGGTGAGCGCCGTGGATAAACTCCCAGGATGGTCGCACGTTGGAGGTAGCACTATGCCGGCTGAGACGCAGAGCCCGATAGAAGTGCTGAGGCGGCCTATTGAGTACCGCTGCCTGATGCTGCATGGCAAACAGCGATGCTCTGGTAGGGACTGCGCCGACGCCCGCAAGGCCCTTGAGCGCATGGAGGCTGTGGTGCGAGTGCTGGGCTATCTCGACGCCTACCTCGACTTCGGAACCCCCGTGGAAGGCACCTTCACCATCAAGAACCCAGCGCAGCTAAATGCCGTATTCAAAGAAGCCCGCGCCGCCCTCGCGCCCTTTGGCAAGGAGAGGTCATGAGCAGACAGGCTACATCTTACCGGCTTGACCCCGACAGGTTGAGGCAGGCCTTTGAGGAATATCGGGAGGCGGTGCTTAGGGACGACGCGCTGGGCATGATGAACGACGGTGCTACCGAGCTGAGCGAGGCCAGCTTTGCCGAGGACTGGGACAGCGCGGAGGATCGGGTCTACGACCCTACGACCGGGGAGGAGCGGGAGCGGTGGTATGAGTCTATCGCTACAGAAGGAATACTGGAAACCTGGAACCGCGAGGGACACTGGATAGGCCGAGACGTGCTGCGCCTCATCACCCAGGTAGAGGCGCTGGAGGCCGAGAACGAGCGGCTGCACTATGAGTTGACTGGCGTAAACAGGATTGCTGCCAAGATGAAGGAAGAGGCTGATATTGCCCAGCAGCGTCGGAGGACGGAGGACATCACATGACTGACCCCCGCCTACGCGAAGCCCTGGCGCGGGCTGCGGAGATGGTGGCTGAGGCCAAAGACCTTAGCATGGAGGATGAGCTTGGCCCAACCTCGCTCGCTGGCTGGGCGGAGGCGGTGAAGGCGCTGGAGCTTTCTGTATATCGCCTTGAATGGTATCGAGAGAAGGAAGGAATCACTGGAATAGATGCCATTGAGCTAGCCAACGAGGCCATCCGCCGGTTCTGCAACGCCATGCTGGGAGAGGAGAAGAAATAGTGAGAACGATCTATAAGTATCCGTTATTGTTGATTCAGGCTGCGACCGGTCAGTCGATTGTCATGCCTCGAGGGGCTGAGATTCGATTAGTGGGAGTCGATCCAAGAGGTGTGTCGTGTATCTGGGCAGAGATAGATCCAGCCCCTGAAATCGTCAAAGAGCAACGAACGTTCTGGCTCTATGGAACAGGTCACGCCATTGGATTCGATGGACAAGGTCTCAAATACGTTGGCTCTTGGGTTCAAGAAGAATTTGTCTGGCACTTATATGAGGAGTCATGATGACCCTTGATATGTCGAAATTTGATCCAAAGCTTTGTCCGTACTGTGGTGAGCTGAAGCATCCTTATACTGAGACGGAGACGCAACGCCATGGGTTGATTTTCAGCAAACAAGCAAAAACTCCGGTGGGGGTGTATCATCTTCACTTCATTTTCATGAGGGGTAAATGGCAGTGGGGAGTTCGTTCTGGAGAACGGAAGACGATTCTTTGTGATACATCACGCTGTCGTGTAGTGAAGATTCAGATGCATGTTGCAGTTACGCCCGATTGAAAATATGAAACATCAACATCTTCATTTCTTGAAAGGTCGGTGGGGCTGGTGGGAAGTGCGAGGGATAAGAGGAAACTTGTGCGGAACATATCGCTGTCGGAGGGCAATGAATTGGACGGGAAGCTATCATCAAGGCGGGCGTTCATTGTTCAATTCTTGGGTGCGTGTACGGCGAGCACGGCAAATCTTTCTTGAGAAGCTGGCGCGGATATTCATTGTTCCTATCCTAGAACGTTTGGAGAAACTTGTAAACCGTTCTTCTTAAAGGTATAGTGTAAACAAGTAGAGAAAGGGGATTGGAATGCGTCATAGAAAGAAAGGCGAAGGTAAGAAACGAGGTGGCCGCTACGGGCCGTAGCAACGCCACTGTCCTCACAAGGAGGTCTGGAAGGAGGGTCACCCGTGACGGCCCTCCTTCTTTTCAAATGTCTTTGAGAGATCAGGCCAAGGATATCGTTCAACGCGCACGTCAAACCGAAGCGCATGTAGTATGCTGTACTTCAGCGACGCTATCGGTGGCTGTGGTGGCTACGCTGTATGCTTGGATGGAATTTGAATATCATCTATGTGTGCGGCTGGGTAGCGATCATCCCGAGTGCCACGATCTTCGAAGTCGAACTGTGGAGGTTTAAGGATGCCGATCGTTGTACCGCGCGAGATGGCTGATTCCATCGAAGAAGAAACATTGCGGAAGATGGAGTTGCGCCATCTAGTTCGGAACAAGAAGGCATTGGATGTGGTCACTTGGGGAGAGAGCCAGTTCTATCTTCCTCAAACTGGTAAGCCTATCATCTTTGAACCCTTCCAGAAAGTAGTACTTCTTCTCTCTTTCACGCGGGGGGAGGACGGTCATTTTCCGTTCAGCCTTGTGGTCTACAGTACAGTCAAGAAGTCCGGGAAAACGACGCTGGCGGCGGTTGTAGGCCGTTGGTTCGCCGAAGAACAGACACACTTCGGCGAGGTCTATACAATGGGGAATGATATGCGTCAGTCCCGCGAGCGTAGTTTCGAGGCCATTAAGCAATCCATCCAAGCGACACCAGGATACCGGCACAAGGGCGCTGAAGGAGTCCTTCCCGACCGTTGGCTGGCCCAGACATACCGGCTAGATTGTCTCACCAGCGGCACGAAGATTGAGGCGGTTAGTGTTGACGCGGCGGGCGAGGCCGGTAGTAATCAGGACCTCACGATTTGGACGGAGCTTTGGGGGTTTGAGAGTCGAGAGGCCATCAAGTTCTTTAACGAGATGACTCCCGTGCCGACTAAGGATAGTGTCCGGTTGGTGGAGACGTATGCTGGATTCGATGGCGAGAGCGATTTGCTTCGTGGCATCTATGATGATGGGATGGAGCATGGTCGTCAGATGACAGCAGGCGAGGCGGCTGAACGTACAGGGATTCCGCTTGGGGCATTTGAGGAATCTTCCAACGCTGATGATTTGATCCCGATTTGGATCAATGAGGAGCGCGGGTTGTTCATGTATTGGGACAGCGGCCCGCAGGCTCGTCGGATGCCCTGGCAAAAAGGTGAACGTGGGGCGAAGTATTATCGGGAACAGGAAAGTACATTGCCTCCTCCACAGAATACTCGGCTTCATAGCAATTTGTGGGTTGGCGGCGAGGGCGAGTTTATCCCAATGACTTCCTGGGACAATTGCTATGATCCAGATTTGGAACCTCTGAAGGGTCATGACGAAAATGGTCAGGGGGGAGATCGGATTCCTGCGGTGTTGTCTGTTGACGCGGCGACAACGGCTGATTGTTTTGGCGCTGTGTTGCTCACCCGGAATCCGAAAGATTCTCGAATGCCAGCAATCAGACACGCTCGCAAATGGGATCCTCCAAAAGGCGGACGTATCGATTACGATGAACCAGAGGCCTGGATTTTAGAATGCGCTGAGAAATATAATATTTTGGAGATTTGTTATGATCCCTTTCAGTTGGAGCAGATGATGAGGCGGTTGTATAAATTGGGGATCAATACGAAGCCGTTCGACCAGGGAACGGCGCGGCTCATTGCCGATAGTAATTTCTATCGAACGATTATCCGGTTAGGATTGGTTCACCGGAACAATCTCGATTTGCGTGAGCATGTACGGAATAGTGGCAGCCGCATCATGAGCAAAGACGAGGATAGCAAGATGCGGATTGTTAAGCGAGTGGAGCATCGAAAGATCGATCTGTGTGTGGCGGCGAGTATGGGGGTCAATAGGATTTTATATTATAACCTCTAGCGCGTGTTATAGTTGGGGAAGGGAGGGTAGGTCATGACCACTGATGAAATAGACCCCGCTGGTCGTCCTGGCGATACAGCCGTTGTCGACAGAGATCTCATCGACCCGTCCCTCGAAGAAGAATCTCTATTGCCTGGTGCTGAGGCTGGTAAATCCGTTAAGGATGTTCCCGAAGAGACAATAGGGCAGTCCGTTCAAGAATTTCCGAAGCAGGTTGGCGCAACTCCCGGAACTACTTCTTTCCAAGATACTCTCATCTGGTTTACAGGTCATGCAGCCGACGAATTTGAGGCGTGGGGCCGACGTCATGGCAAAAGGCGCGATAAGCAACTTAGGGATTTTATCGCGACTGAAAGCATGTTCGCCAGCGCCCTTGGAATCGTTATTATTCGCAACAGCGCCTTCAATTGGGAGGTTTCGGGAGACCCTCAGACGGCTGATATAGCCCATCAAATTCTGATTGAGGCTAATATGGGTCTCGGTTGGGAAGACTTTATCGCCAAGGTCAGTGCCGATCTGTACACGCAAGATAGCGGAGCATTTATCGAAGTCGTCAGGGACGGAAGTGACCCCGAAAGTCCTCTTGTTGGTATCAATCATCTGGACGCAGCCCGTTGTTGGCATACTGGCGATCCTACGAAGCCGGTCATCTATCAGGATGTCAAGAGCAAATATCACCTATTGGATTGGTGGAATGTTGTCACGCTTTCCGAAATGCCTACAGCCATAGAAGGGCTGTACGGTATGCAATTCTGCGCAGAAACGCGGCTGATGATGGCGGCTCAAATCATGAAGAATATCGCTATCTATAAAGCCGAGAAATCCGGCGGGCGTAACACGCGGGCCATCCAACTGATCCAAGGGCTGACGACTGAACAGGTGAACGACGCCATTGCAGACTTACGAAATCGTGCTGATGCTCAAGGTTTCATGCGCTATATGCAGCCGGTGATTATTGGAAGTCATGACCCGCAGGCGAAATTGGATGTTAAGACGTTGGAACTGGTCAGCTTGCCAGATGGTTTTGATGAGGACACGGCGTTCCGTCACTATATCGCTATGATCGCGATGGCTTTTGGCGCTGATTATCAGGAGTTTGCTCCTCTTCCAGGTGGCAACCTGGGGACAAGTATGCAGAGCCAAGTCCTTCATGATAAGACCAGAGGCAAGGGGCCAGGGTTGTTCATGAAGCTGATTCAAAACGCCATGAATCAGAGGATTCTGCCGCGAAATGTGAAGTTCGAGTATGCGGAACAGGATTTGGAGGCGGAGAGAACTGAGGCTGAGGTCTCAAAGATTCGCGCCGAGACTAGAAAGATTCAGATTGAATCAACGGAGATTAATCAGGCCGAATCTCGTCAAATGGCGGTGGACTCAGGCGATCTCCCTCAAGAATTGTTTGATGTAAATCCTGGCGGAGATATTACTCCGGTTGACACGGTTGTCCCATCGGGTGAGCCTCATCACGCAAAAGGGGAGTTGGAGGTCTCGCCTTCTTCTAACCCTTTTGGCTCGATGACGACCGACGTTGGTACGAGACAGAAGACTGAACCGGCCAGGGCAGGCCCATTTGAAGATGACCGATTGGTAGCGGAAGGCCGTCTCCAGCGGGCTATCCTCCGAGCATTCCGTAAACATTTTGAGGCTGTCAAGAAGCGGCTCCGTCGTGAACGACGGGATGATCCTCGTTTTTCTAAAAAGGAATTGTTGGGAGATCTTGTCAATGATGAGGAGTTTTGGGGTTTGCGAAAAGAAGAGTTCATGGCAGAAGTTGGTGACCAGCCGCTGAATCTTCTGTTGGAAGGCGGACAACAGGCTGAAGCTCTAGGGCTTGTTGTTGATATGTCATTGGTCAATCAAGAAGCGTTGCGATTCAATCGACAATTCACGAATAGATGGTGGCAGGAACTTTCAACTCAGACGAGAGATGGATTGCGTATAGCGATTTCGACACATATTGAAACGGGTGGGCCACTTCGGACTCTCAACAAGAATCTTGAGCCATTATTCGGTAAGGCGCGAGCTGAAGTTGTAGGTCGAACAGAAGTGACGCGGATGTTTGCTGAGGGAAATCGCATTGCTTATGGGCAGGCGGGTATCCAAGAGGTGGAATGGCGGACAGTTCGTGATGCCCATGTAGACCCTATTTGTGATGATCTTCATGGCCAACGGATGCCGCTTGGCCAAGAGCAAATAGTACCGCCAGCTCATCCTCGATGCCGTTGTTGGATTGCTCCTGTAGTGGGGGAGAGGCCAGTGACGGAGACCGCTTCGAGAGAATTTGAATCTGGTCATGAAGCAGACGCTTGGGGGAATGAACATTTCAGTAGAGTTTTGGGGAGAGAAAGTATCTATACAGAAGCAGAAAGAGTTGCAATCCTTGAATATCAAAGTACTGCGTATGCCGGGATAAATCGAGATATTCGAGCGGGATTTATTGACAATAGAACTGTTAGAGGTATAGATTCTGCTATTGCAAAAGGGGCGGTTCCTGAGGATATTATAGTTTGGAGAGCGATTCGAGAAGCTCCTGAAAGTATGTTAAAATCTGATTTGGTGGGAGGCATAATCCAAGACAGAGCGGTTATGTCAACGTCATTGTTGCGGAATGTAGCGTCTGATTTTGGAGGAGATATTCTTTTGAGGATAAAAGTTCCTAGAGGTACGCCTGCTTCATATTTTGCTGGGGGGCAGGCAGAATTACTGTTGGGAAGAGACACAGTTCTTCGTGTGTTGGAAGTAAGGAGAGTCGGAAGAAGACTTGAAATTTTAGCTGAGGTACAATTATGAGCTTAGAATCTGATAGGTTTCGAGTTTTTGCTATTGATATGAGAGTTGTGCTTGGGACAGGAGAGATAATTTTTACGGGGGATCCGAAGAAGCCTCACCCCAAGAAATAGAAATTTCTTGTGATGTCTCAGTGGAAAGTCCGGTCAGTAGAGATTCAAAAGATTCCACAGCAGGCAGCTAAGGCGGTTGTTCGTGTAACGGCGGCTCTTCGACTTTACGCTCTTGACGCTCAAAGTGAAATCTCCACATATCCTCAATCTGAATCTTCTTACGTTCGGACAGGAGAACTTGGGAGATTTTGGACGCAGAAAGTTCAGCAACGAGGACCAGACTTGGTTGCTCGGATAGGAAACAAGAAGCGATATGCGGCCAGGGTGCAAGGCAGCCAACAGGAGGAATTGTTCCGAGGTTTCGGCTGGCCGAATATTGTGGATACGAATAGGAAAGTCTGGGCCAGACATCGTCCTCTGATTGTCGCTGCTCTCAAGGGCTAGCGTAAAATGATTCTAAAGGCGTATACTTTTCGCAGGAGGGGTAGGTGCCTTATTCTGGGCCTAATGATAAAAAGCTTCCGGCGCGGATTAAAAGAATGGCTGTTCGGAAACGGCGTCAATGGGTTCGCGTCTGGAATTCCGTTTTCAAAAGAACAGGTAATGAGGGTCGTGCCTTTGCTAGTGCGAATTCGGCAATCAAGGAGTTGATGATGGAACCTTTGACGGTTGAACAACTTCGTGAAGCGGCTAAGGCGCTGCCCGGACAAGATCCCATTCGAACTCTTTACCTGCAAACCGCTGACGCTCTTGAGGAACGGGCTACCGCTACGACAGCAGCTTCTATTGAAGAAAAGGATTGTGCGGTAGAAGCTCCAGCGGTCATGGCTTTTATAGGCGGCGCTTTGTCTTTTGCCGAGGCCGATGATTATCATGATGGACAGGAAATCGATCGTTCCATTTGGGAGGAGAAAAATGTATTCGATCTTCTTCACAGAAACATCTGGAATAGCGATCTTGAGATCCCTGAAAAGGCTCGTCTTACAATGCAAGCGGCCACTGACTTGTCGACTAGAATTGGTGAAGTGAAGACAGGAGAACGGAGCATTTTCGAAAAGGTTAGGGAGTTCATACTCCCGGGATGGGGTGAGGATAAGACACCAGAAGGTGTACCGGCTGGGGATATTGTTATCTTCAAGGACGCGGCTGGCGGCTGGCGTTGGTTTGCAACACATTCCAACAAGTTTTTCGATCGGGAGAAGGAAGTCTTTCCAGCCGCAGTTCATCAGGAATATGAACATTGGGTTGACGCCACAGGCAATTTCCCGGAGCTCCGCTTGTGGCATGTTCCAGGTACTCGGATCGGCCTAGCCGATTTTGTGGCATATGATGAGCCGAGTGGGCTCATGATAAGTTCGGGCGTCTTCGACAAGGGTATGGAAGATGTGGCCGAACGATTGGCTGGGAGTTCAGACCTCGCTTGTAGCCACGGATTTGCATACCGGCAGGAGGATCTGAACGAGGAGGGTGTATATGCCAGATACCGAAGTTTCGAAGTAACCGTCCTTCCAGCCGCGCACGCGGCTAATCCTTGGACGGCCATCAATGTTGGGCAGATTGCAAAGGAGGTTAAGGTTGGTATGGAAGATGCCAAGCGAGCGTTCCTAGTTGAGCACATGGGCGAGGAACGTACCGGACGTATTGAAGCCCAGCTTGCTGAGTTGGGCAAGGAATTGGACGAAGCCGGTATTTCGTTCAAAGGAGTTCTCGAAGAAAACGGAACTGGTGAAGGTGAAGGTGAAGGTGATGGAGGCAGCGGCGAAGCTGGAGCTGCCACTGAGGAAAAGCCATCGGAAGGAGAAACCGCTGGCGATGGCGAAAAGCCTGTTGCCGCTGATGGCGCTTCCGGAAGTCAGCCTGCCGGAGAAGAAGATAGCGATGGTGGTGGCAAGAGCACCGAGCTTGTAGGCGAAATTTCGGCTGTCATCAATACGGTTGTTCGTGAACAGCTTGCGCCGTTGCAGGCTGTTATCACGGAATTACAAGAATCTGTCAAGGGTCTGAAGGAATCGGATGACAGCAAGGTCGCCAATGCGATGAGGCCCCGTGTTGAGGTGAGCATCGGGTCTGGAAAGCGTCCCACCGAGGCCGAATCTAACCTGGATTCGGATAAGGGTGATACGGCCACGGGCGGCGGCAAGGAAGGCGACAAGGAGGAACAGGTAGTCAACCCCTACGTTAAGATGGCCCTCAATGGGGGGAGGCTGCAACAGGGGTAACAGCGCAGCGGAACGGAGTTAGACCTATACCACTAGGAAGGGTAGGACAGAAAGGAAATTGCTCATGAGTCTAGAGGAACAGATGGCCGCTTTGCTGTTGCCACATCTACAAAAGGCGCAGGCCGCAGCATATGGCATCAAGGCTGATCAGGTAGGTGTCAAACATGATGCCTCTGGGACGCCGATTGCTATCGGTTATAGTCATGGCCCTGGCGGGGTGTTTACTTTCCCAGGTGTAGACCAAAAGGTGATGCATACTGTCGTTGGGAACATTGGTATCCTAGGCCAGCTTCCTACGACGCCAAGTGTGTTCACCAATCCAGTCTACCAGATTATCACTGGTGTTCAGGACTCCGTAGGTGCTGAGAAAGTCGAGGTGTGTGACAACGCACCCACGGCTGGTCTGATCAAAACTTGTAAGACAACTGCGCCGTTTGGCCGGTATGAGCGGGCGACTGGCGAGTTGGAACTGAACCGGCTCGGCCAGCAGAACGACCGTGCCGATCCGATGGATCTCACCCTACAGGGGTCTCCTATCGCTCAGTCAGGGATCTTTACGACTGGCCCTGGCGATCCGGCGACACCTACTGATCTGCTGAATAATGAAGTCAGCAGGAAGTTCTGGGAGCTGGCTATCGCGCTGCACCGGCTGTTGTCGATACAGCTCTGGCAGGGTGATCCAGCGAACAACTCTGCTGGAGGTGGCAGCAAGGAATTGACTGGTTTTGACCAGCTGATCAACACTGGTTATGTCGATGTTGAGACCGGCACGGCTTGTGTCAGCGTTGACAGCGACCTCAAGGACTTCAATTTCCAACGTATCGATGACTTCGGGACGCAGCTTGTTGATAACCTGAGTTACATGGTACGGACGCGTCGAGATCTTGCGTTCCGTACTGGTGTCGCTCCGGTTCGTTTCGTTTTAGCGATGCGACCAGAATTGTTCTGGGAGCTTACGGCTGTGTGGCCGTGTTCTTATCTCACATATCGCTGTCAGTTGACTGGCAATGAGCGGCTCAATATTGATGGGGCGGAGCAGACGCGGATGCGCGACGAAATGCGCGTCGGTAGGTTCTTGCTTATCGATGGTGAGCGTATCGATGTGGTGCTGGATGATGGCATTGCACTTGATACTACGACTACGAACGCCAACGTGACCGAAGGTTGTTCCGCGAGCGACATCTATCTGATCCCGATGAGTATTCTTGGTGGTCAGTCGGTGACGTTCATGGAGTACTTCGATTACACGAACCCGTCAGCTGCCGCAGCTCTGGCTGATAACCTGACACTTGGTCGGGTGGAAGGGCCGTGGATCACCACGGCGCGTCAGACCAACTGGTGTATCGTATGGCAGACCAAAGTAGAACCACGGTTAGTCATGCGTACACCTTGGCTGGCAGCTCGTTTGCAGAACGTGATGTACTGCCCGCTGCAGAACGCTCGACAGCCGTTCCCGGACGACCCGTACTTCATCGATGGTGGAGTTACGAACCGTCCTGGCCCCAGCCATTTCGCGCTTTGGCAGGATTAATTTTGGGGGTAGTTGGATTGTGGGGGTGGTGGTGTTACTACCACTTCCCCCGCTCTCTAGAACAAGGGAGGAATTATGCACGACGAGGATACGCAAGTACATGCTCAGGTTCCTGGATCGTCGCCGCCTGAGGTTGTATGTGGACGGACGTGGCACAAGGCGCAGGTCACGGAGGATGAGAGTCTGGTTACTTGCTCAAAGTGTAAGGGCTCATAGCCAAGTTTGAATTCTCAAGATAACGGGAGGAATGTGAATGAGTGATAAATATGCAGCGACGGCTGTCCAGGATGTGACTACGGCCACGCCTGGGGATACGGCGTTGAGCATCCAGAGTCTTACGACCGTTCGGCCAGAACTTTATGATTTAGTCTGGTCGCATGGCGCAGCACCGGCTGACACGGTGATCCAGTGGTTGGTGAGAAGGTTCGACACGGCAGACGGAACAGCTACAGGTGTTACTCCTGGCCCGTTGGATCCCGGTGCTCCTGCATCTGGTTTGACGGTTTTGGAAGATCATTCGGTTGAGCCGACTGACGCTGGTGTTGTGCCTCTCTACGACATGGACCTCAATCAGCGAGCGACGTTCCGCTGGGTAGCGGCTCCTGGTGGGGAGATCAAGTTCTCTGCGGTTGCGACCGAGGGAATCTACATCACTCCTGTCAGCACGACGTATGCGTTGGCTGCCAGCGTGACTGCTCACTGGATCGAGTAATCTAGACGATGGACGAAAAAGGGGGAGGCGGGGGTCAGAAGGCTCCCGCCTTTCTTAAGCACACAGGTAAGGTCAGCGGTTACTTCACAATCGCTGGCCCTCTCCTTCTTGGGCAAGTAGCGGAAGGGGAAACTCTCCAGTGCGTACATTGTCAACACACTTGGCAGATTAGGCCAGGATCAGGTTCTGAGCGCGGCTGGTGTCAGAATTGTAGTGGCCCTACCTGTGGATTTGAACCGTGTTTCGTCTGCGTTCCTTGGGAGCGTAAGATGGAGATAGCCGAGGGACGCGACCCCTTGAAGACAACTTTCAAAGGCGCGTATATCCTCTAGTGGGTTTTGGGTAGCGGATGAACGCCTATTTAGTCCTCGGCCCAGAGTCCAGCGGCACGCGCATGATGACACAGCTACTCATGGCGGCGGGGTGCGTGGGCGATGGCGACCACGAGCAACGCTGGGATGACGCTCTGCCTACGGTAGAGACACCTATCGTGTGGCGCAGGAGCCTACCTCACGGCGGCGAGTGGCCTTCTATCGACCTGATGACACACAGGCTCAGAGAGCGTGGCTACACGGTCTGTGCTGTCGTGATGACGCGGGACTGGACGGCGGTAGCGCGCTCACAGATGGAGCACTGGGGCCACACCCGGGAGACAGCCCTGTCCAACATCCGCACGGCCTACCCCTACATCTTCTCCTCGCTGCTCAAGTTTCAGGTGCCCTACGTGATGGTGAGCTACGAGAGCCTGGTGCAGCACGGCCCACAGTCGCTCGGCGACCTGCTGGGCAGCATCGGGATCTCGCCGCCTGCCGAGTTTGAGCTACACGACGCCACGACGCGGAGACTACAGGAGGTAACGGCATGAAGGTTATCAAAGTACGTATTAGGCGCGGCGCGGTGGGTGAGTCACAGATGGCCTACCCTGCCCGCTATCGAGCGGAGGAAGTGGACCGCAACGGCCTGGGGCCGCTCAACGTGATGCAGTCCGGCGCGTACTCCGGCCACATCTCGCGGGGTGGCCCTGAGGCGTGGTGCATCATCGTTCTGGATGATGTCCTGGCCGACGAGTACGCGCTCGACCCCGACATGGAGATCGTCACGGCAGCGCAGGCCGACACGCTCATGGAGACGTGGCGCGTCGAGAAGGGCGAGACAGAAGAGGTCGTGAAAGACCCTGACAGAATCGCCGCTATCGGCGTGAAGCAAGCCACGGGCACGGCTCTCACGGCGGAAGACCTAAAGGCGCTGGACGTGAACGACCCAACGCCTGGGGTGAACAAGCGGCTGGGGAGTCTCGTAGACAAGCTAAAGGTGGTAGCTCCGGTTGAACTCTAGGGTGACCATCTCGATACCCACGAGGGGGTCTATCCGCGCCGAGACGATGGAGTGGACGCTACGCGCCTTCGTGGAACTTGCGCCAGATGTGCAGGTGGACATTGTGAGCGAGAACGTCCCGCTGGAGCACGCCCGCAACCTACAGGCGCAACGCTTTCTCGCCTCGCCCTCCACGCATCTATTCCTGTTGGATGCTGACTGCGTACCGCAGGCGGGAACGATACAGAAGCTCTTGGCCTACGAGCTGCCGGTCGTCGCTGCGCCGCACCCGACACTCAAGGGCGCGGAGCGCGTCGTCATGGCCCTAACGCGGAACAACGGGCACTATGAGGCATATACGCCGCCCTTAGGACTACAGAAGGTGGACGCCGTGGGGGGCTCCGGGCTGCTTATCGAGCGTCGGGTGCTGGAGAGCTACGGCCCGCCGTACTTTCGCTGCGAATACGACGACCAAGGAATGCTGTATCGGAGTGAGGACTTCTGGTTCTGCGAACGGGTGAAGGAGCAGGGCTTCGATGTTTGGTGTGACTTCAGCCTGGAGCAGCAGCACATCAAAGAGGTGGCGGTCTAATGGCAAACGTTCTAAGTGTCGAGCCCGGTGCTACTGACAAACACTACAAACATTCCGGGTTCACCACTACCATTGACGCCAGCTACGCGTCGCCAGCCGACTCTCCCACAGGCATCACCTGGGATGGTACAAATGTCATCTCCGCCGACAGCAATGCCGACAAGCACTACAAACACTCGGGGTTCAGTTCCACTATCGACGCCAGCTACGCATCGCCAGAGGACTCTTCTTGGGGCATCACCTGGGACGGTACGAATGTTCTCTCAGCCGATTTCAAATCTGCTGCCAACAAGCACTACAAGCATTCGGGCTTCACCACGACCATCGACGCCAGTTACACCAGTCCTTCCACCTCTCCCCGTGGCATAAGCGAAGATGGTACGGATGTCCTCTCCGCCGACAGCAATGCCGACAAGCACTACAAGCACTCGGGCTTCTCCGCCACCATCACCAGCAGCTACGCCAGCCCAGCAGCAACTCCTCGTGGCATCACTTGGGACAGCGCAAATGTCATCTCTGCTGATAGTGCTGATGACAAGCACTACAAGCACTCGGGCTTCTCCGCCACCATCACCAGCAGCTACGCTTCACCTGGCGCTGCCCCTTCGGGCATCACCTGGGATGGGCGACACGCTGGGGTGGTCGATGATGGTCAAGAGTTTGCTGGCACTCGAGTGGAAACCCGACAGCTTTACCACTTGGCCCGAAAAGTGGTGGCCTATTAGTATGATTACTGAACCGCTCCTTCCGATGGAAACCCCGACGAGCTGGATGATCCTTCAGGGTGACCAGCACCGTCGACCGTTGGAGTTCACTGCTGGCATCACAGGAGAACAGTCATCTTTAGATTGGATAGGCCCAATCCGTGAGCTGATACATCGAGTGGTTCGTAGCTTCCCACGGTTGTTAGTAGCGCCTGTGGCCCTTCTTCTGAAGGCTGTGGTGTGGGTGCTCCGCTTTGCCTCGGTCCATAAGGGGAGAGGACTGCTACACTGGCACTTTATCAAACTCCCCAGTTTTTTGGGGTTTTTTATTGGGGGAATGAACTGATGGCCATGTACTGTCCCAGAATTTTACGGGGGTTTGAGGTGGTAATTTTCTAAAATGTTGAACTATTATCTCTGGCAGTATCAAGCTAAAGCAGAACCGTTCCCTGATATTTCTGTTCCTGATTACGGTTGGTTTGTTCAGGGACCAGATGTTGTACGAGCTCCAACGAGACCTGAAGGCGAGATTGTAGCTCCTTTAGGCGATCATGAAGATCTCATTTCTGACTTTAGCTGGTTTGTTCAAGAGCCAGACGTCATGCGCCCGCGCCACCAAACGAGCGAAGGGCTGTTTACAAGAGGACGAGATAATTCGGAATTAGCTCCGTCGTTTGATTGGTTTGTCCAACATCCAGAGCCTCTGCCGCGTCCGACAAGGCCGGACGGAATGTTTGCCCTTGTTGAGTTTAGTGTTCCAATTCCTCCAGCTATTCCCGACATTGATTGGAACATCCAGGAACCCGATGTCGTCAGGCCGCGCCACCAAACGGACGAAGGGTTGTTCGTCCGTGGGCGTGATAATACGGAACTGGCTCCCGAGTTCGATTGGTTCGTTCAAGAACCTGATGTGATGCGGGCTCCTACCCGACCAGAGGGTACGTTTGTTCGTGGTCTTGATAATATAGAGATTGCCCCTGACTTTGGCTGGTTTGTCCAGCAGGCCGATGTCATTCGTTCTAGGCATCTGGTTCGGCCAGGATTATTCGTTCAAGACCTGTTAGTCATCACTGTTGTTCTGGACTTCTCTTGGTTCATTCAGGGGCCAGATGTAGTGAGGCGTCCGACAAGGCCGCATGGATTTGAAGCACGTCCTCTCTTGATTCTGGTTGCGCCTGTCCTAGATCTAGTTTTTGAGATTAGAGTTTGTCTCCAATTAGATGAGTTGGAAATTAACCGACTGCTACCGAATCCAAGCGGGTTCCTTGCCATGAGAGACAATGAGCCAGACGCCAGTGGCTATATCAAAGAGGATGACGGTTGCGGTTCTTTGTCCGGAATCGATGATGATTTGCCATCACCGAGCGGCTACAAGAAACCTCCTTAGAAAACGAAGCTGTTTAGGTTCAAGAAGCTGTACTTCGGATCTGAAATATAGTAAGGTAACATCTACAATGAAAGTACTCATAACGGGCGGTGCTGGCTTCTTGGGAAGAGGTATATTGCGACGTGTTCAACGTGGAAATTTAGATTGGGAGATCACCTGTTATTCCAGAGATGAAACAAAGCAGGATGAAGCTCGACAGCAATGGCCTCAAGCTCGTTTCATTCTTGGCGATGTGAGAGATACAGAGCTTCTCACGGCGGCGGCTATGGGCCATGATGCTGTCATCCATGCAGCCGCACTAAAATATATTGATAAAGCCGAACTCAATGCGGCTGAGTGTTTGTCTGTTAATGTAGGAGGGGCTCAGGCCGTCGTGAGAGCGGCTAGGGCGGCGGGCGTAGCCAAGGTGGTAGGCATTTCTACTGATAAGGCTGTTCAGCCTGTGAACGTTTATGGTTGTAGTAAGATGGCTATGGAGCGCCTATTTGCTGAGTCTAGTGGTGCAACCAGTTCTTTCTTTTGTGTACGGTATGGAAACGTGATAGGTAGTACCGGCAGTGTGATTCCTTTCTTCCAACAACAGGCCGAAAAGCTGGGCAAAGTTACTCTTACAGATCCTAACATGACACGGTTTTGGATGGGTGTAGATGAGGCGATTGATCTTATTGCATTAGTTCTTGCTGGAAAGCTACAGCCTGGTTCGATTGCTATCCCTGAAGTTCAAGCGATGAAAATGGATGATGTAGTGAAGGCTGCTGTTGGTGAGAATGCTCCCGTGGAAATTATTGGAACTCGGCCAGGAGAGAAAATGCATGAACGATTACTTCATTTTGAAGAGTCGGTGCGAGTGCTTCGTCAGCAGGGATGGTTGGAGCTGTTACCCCCAGGGATTATTCTAGGGGCGACGAAACCTTCTACGATTGTCAGCAACAATCCTCATCATTGGATGACGGTGGATCGGATGAGAGAGTTGATAGAGGATGCGAAAGAGTTGCAGCTATGAGCTTATCTCCAGGAACAAGCGAACCGCCACCATTGGAAGAATGGAACAAGCCGATAGAGCTTTTAGGAGCGGAGGAAAACATGGGTATTAGAGAAGCGATTGCTCTGGGAATTGAGAGAGCGACAGGTATGGGCGGCTGGTTGCGTGTACGAGCAGCGTTGGCTTTCGGTATGACTTTTATCGGAGGTTTTTATCTACTTGTGAATCAAGAAATGCCACCGAGTGAATTCAATATCCTTTGGAGTGGCTCGATGGCCTACTACTTTGGATCTCGTGACAAGTGAAACTCATAGTCTTTGGAGGCTCAGGAGCTCTGGGTCATCATGTGGTGGCCGTTGCCAAGAAGCGAGGTCATGAGGTTTTTGCCCCTTCCCATAAAGATTGTTCTATCTACGATCAGAATCGTGTATGGCTTGTGGCGGGCTCAAAACATTCGGATGTAATCATCAACTGTGCTGGCGTTTTAGATCCCAATTTTCTGCCGGAGATGATCCGAACCAATTCCATCGGGCCTTATGTTTTGGCTCGAACGCTCGGTATTCGAATGATCCACATGAGTACGGATTGCGTTTTTTCAGGGCGAAGTATTAGAGGAGCCGGATTTATTGGGCCTCGTTTGCAATCAAATACGATAGCTGATCCCATGGATTTGTATGGCCGAAGCAAGCTGCTCGGAGAACTGATGCATGAGGATGTCATAGTGGTCAGAGGCAGTTTCATAGACCCCTCCAAAGGCTTTCTTTATTGGCTATTGAATGCGCGTGGGCGTGTGGATGCTTGGATGAGTGCCTATTGGAATGGCACCAGCGCCCGCCGGATGGCTGGCCATCTTGTGGATTTGGCTGAGAAAGGTAGCGGATTTGGAGTCTATCATATAGCTTCTCCTACAAGTGTCTCAAAGGCTTGGATGGTTGGGAAGTTCGTCGAGGAATTAGATCTTCGGCTTGACTTAAAGATGGTGAAAGAGCCGGATATCTGGCGGGTATTGGAGCCGGATATTGAAACGATTCCAGTCGAGGCCATGTGTGATGAATTGATAGCTGAAATCCAGGAGGCGCGAAATGACAATTGAAACTGCTCGTGAATTGATACCGACTGCTGGCAGTCATACGGAGATGTACAAACTACTTGAGCTGGGTCTTGATAGGGACAGCCTTGTTGTCGTAATCGGTTCGTACAAAGGCTTTACAGCAGGGCTTATCCACGAGGCTTACGGCTCTCGAATAATGTGCTACGACCCGCAAGGGGATATGTGTGAGCAATTACGTGAGCGCGGGCTAGACAATGTTGAAGTTTTCGCTTTCGGTCTAGGGAAGAAAGCCGGAACATTTCCCGTGTGGGAGTTTGGGAATGATGCCTGTTCTTTCTATCCAGGAAACAGCACACGGGATGAGGACGAAGGGGAAATGCATGATGTTTCCGAGGCGTTGGGAGACCTCCAGATTGATCTGCTTTTTGTGAACTGTGAAGGCGGCGAATTTGATATTCTTGACCGGCTGCATGAGACTGGCCAGATTAAGAATGTCCGGTTGTTGATGGTGCAGTTTCATACGGCTATCACTAAGGGTAATGGTCGGAATTACAAGAGGTGTCTTGATCAACTGAAGGAAGATTTCGTGATTGTCTGGACGATTGGAGCTCCTTGGACATTGCTTGAACGTATGAGTTCTGTCCAGGAGAGCTTGGAAGAAATTCCAGCCGAGAAGCCAGCTTGTTCGAAGTGCGGTTTTCGGCCAGGGCCAGGGAAGAATTATGAAATCTCTATGAGAATGCACAGACGGAGCCATTAGGATTGAAAGAAGATGTCACGATTGTCATTCCTGTTGGGCCATACGAGTCCAACAAACGGTGGCTCAGGGAAGCTATTGAGAGCGTTCGTGAGCAAACGTATACGGTCAATGAAATTTTGGTCGTTGATGATAAAGCAAATCTTGGGGCTAGGGAGTTTCCAAGTCTGGTTGGTGAACCTACTATCCACGTCTACAAATTCCCTTGGCGGCTAGGCGTTGCACATGCATTTAATTTCGGTGTCGCGCTAGCAAAGAACGAATTGGTCTTTCTTCTTGGAAGCGATGACTGGTTGGAGCCCACTTGCATTGAACGATGTGTCAAGATGTACGAGGGCTACGCAAATCGTGACCGGATCTATTTTTACGTGCCGTTGTTAGCTCATTTTGAGGATGGTACAACAAAGCCCATGCTCACGCGTAGCGGAGCGGCCTTCGTAACGAAAAGCCTCTGGGAACACTGTGGTGGTTTTCCTGTTTGGTCGGCATTGTGCTGTCCTGATGTGGCGCTTTACACGCTCCTTGACGAACGGCCTGAGCTGGGCAATACGGTACGAGTTGGCAACAAGCCGTTATACCATTATCGTGATCATCCAGACATCTACACGGCTCGGCTGAGAAACTATCCGATGCCGGAAATGACATTGAACGGTAAACCCGCATCGCTTGTGGATCTGATGAGAATTCTGGCAACGACTTGGGGTAACGTATGATTCGTTCAGCCTATGTGAATTGGTGGCGGGGCTACACGACACTTCTGATTGATCGTGCCCCCAAACATCCGGAGGATATTGAACCCCTCAAAAAAATGCTGCGGGAACAGGTGAAAGGGATGTATTACAATCCGATTCCCTTTCAAGAGTTTAAGGATATTCCCCCTCTCCGACACTATCCTCATCAACGTTTAGAGGCGATCAAGGATCGGCCTAATCTTCCGTTCCTCGGTAACATTGTGGTCGATATCGGGGCTAACATGGGCTACTATTCGTTCATGGCAGCCGAGCTTGGAGCTTCTCAGGTCATTCCTATCGAAACATATGTCAAGAGCTGTGAAGTGATAGAGCGGGTGGCTAAGATCTACGGATTTGATCGGATTAATACATGGTCTCAGAATGTCACAGAATTTCCGTTTGATAAAGTCAAGCCTGATGTGGTACTTGCGTTCTCTGTGCTTCCCTATCTCGGCCAGCCGAACCCTGAGCCACTGACAAAGGTGCTTCGGAGTATGGCTGAGCATGCAGGCGTTTGTTACATCGAAATGGGAGACGGCGGCTCAGAACTGTCATGGTGTCAAGGAGATCAAGCCTTCAAGGATCTCTTTTTGGCTTGTGGTTTCCAGCATGTGGAAGCGATTGGTCAGATGAATTCGACACATGCCAATACGAAGAGAACGTTGTGGGAATGCCGTGGAGCCGAGTGATTATTTAGACCCATGTTTGCCAATGCGGATCCAGGGAACGCAAGCGAGG